ATAGCTAACTATCTATACTAGTAATACTAACACCCCCGTAGAAGAGATATTGATGGCTATAACTCCTATTACTATTTATATTAATGTTAATGTTTAAAGTGATACTAAAGCCGACAAAGGAGATATAACATCAAACATCTCTTCTACGGGGGAGATAGTGTTGCTAGTTATGATATTTATACTAGTAAAATAAATGTTTAAAGATATTTGTGGCATATAATGAGAAATATTATATTTGTAATAGATAACTGGCTATATAATAGTATATATTATAGAAGTTAACTGTTTGATTATCAATTAGTTACAATTACAAAAGTTGTTGAAATCTACAACTTTATCGAAAAAGTTGTTGAAATCTACAACTTTTTATTAGATTTGTATTACAAATAATATCATATTATGAGTGATAAAATTCTAAATAAGGTAGCTAAAGATAGTATTGATTACGGTTATAATCTTAATATAAGAGGTCTTAAAATTAAAGACGAAGCTGATAACGGTGATAAATATAGCAAAATTATATACTATATGGAAGATAAAATTCTTATAGATAATACTTTAGTTACAATACTTAGCGAAGAATCTAAATATGTTGGTATTGTTGTTCGTTATATAGTTGATAATATTCCTTATAATGTCAATCATATAACTTTGAGTAGTGTTGATATTGCTAAAATTTATAATGTTGATAAAGGAAATATTAGTAGAGCTATTAAAAGGTTAAATGAACTTGATGTTATCGGTAGGCTTTATGATAAAATTCCTAATCCTTATCTTCCAAAGAATATTTATGTTATAAATCATAATTATCTTTATCGTGGTAGTATTAGAAAACTTAGAAAAGATATTTTAGAACAAAGACAAAAAGAAAATGAAAGTAAAGATTAAAAAACTAGTTCCTGAAGCAGTTATTCCTGCTTATGCTAAACCTGGTGATGCAGGTATGGATTTAACTGCTGTTAAAGTTGAGTATGACCGTGTAAATAAATGTTTTGTTTATCATTCAGGTCTTGCTTTTGAAGTTCCTGAAGGTCATGTAATGCTTCTATTTCCTAGAAGCTCTAATCGTAAGACTGAAGCTTATCTTACAAATTCCGTTGGTGTTATAGATTCAGGTTATCGTGGAGAAGTTATGGCTTGTTATAAACGTAGAGACAATGATGTTTTCCATGAACATGATGATAAATTTATAATTAACAATAAAGCTCCTTATAAAGTTGGAGAAAGATTTGCTCAAGTTATTATTGTTCCTTATCCACAAATAGAGTTTGAAGAATCAGATGAACTTTCATCTACTGAACGTGGTGATGGTGGTTATGGTTCTACAGGTAAATAAATTGTTAAACTAATAAATAAATTAATTATGAAAGATTTCGTTAAAAACCTTATTGAGCAACATAAGTTTGCAACTAGTCAACTTAATAAAATTGAAACTTGTATTGAAAGTGGTAATGCTTTAATTGGAGTAAATAATGGAAAAGTATCAATTGATGAATATTCTGCTATAAAGTATCAATATAAAGTTCTAAAAGATTATGTTTCTGTTCTTGAACTTAGACTTGAATATAACAACGTGATTGTTACTGAAGATGGTGATTATTTTGAAAAAGTAGAAGATAAATCTGATAAAGATGCTTAAAAATGATGCTACATGTAATATAACAATTCTAGTAATATCTGGTTGCATTGCTTGCGATATAGTTGTTCATAATGTTAAAGAAGCAGTTACTTTTAACACTAAACTTCCTATTAGTATTAACATTAAGAATTATAAGGATTTAAGTCCTTCTACTCGTAAACAAATGAAACTTAAAGATTTTCCTACTGTTATATTTCGTAAAGATAAAACTGAAACATTTCGATTTAGTGGTAGTACTGCTGTTGCTTGTATTAATCGCTATATTGATTTGTATCTAAAATAATGTTTGTTTGTTTTTAATGGCACATCTTACTCGGCTTGATTGCTTGCGAAAGTAGTCAAGCCTTTATTATGAAAATCATCGCAGGCTTCACATGGCTTCGCCTGACAGCTTTAAATGCTTTAGGTGGACAACATATCAAGAATGAGATTTGAAGCTCTTATACGAGATTTTCAACATGCAAAACAAAATTTCATATTCAGCTTCTGTTGGTTAGTGAGAATCTTCAGAAGTTTATTTTTTATAATCAACAAGACTACCAATAAGTACAACAAAAAAGCTAGAACAATCATCACGATTATTCTAGCTTCATAACAATACCTAAAAACGTTATCTTAGCAATCTCTTTACCTTTACCTATAATGTCACTAATTGAATAATTGGTATTACGATAAATTAAAACATGAGTTTTTGTTGGAGCAAGAGGAATCGAACCTCTACTAAAAGAACCAAAGACTTTTGTACTACCTTTATACGATACTCCAATCCAATCAAATCCAATTAAAAACAAATATGAAGAATATTAACAGCGTTCATCGGCATTGCAAATATACAAATTATAATTATATCTACAATCATTATTAGATAATTATTTTAATAAATAAAAGAGTGCTGAGTAATAACTAAAGGATTAGTATCATCAACACTCTTCTACGGGGGAGCTAGTTTATATTATTTACCTTTAAGAGCATTAGCAATACCTTTAACGTCTATAATACTTAGCATATTATCTCCAAGTTTATAATAACTATTTGATTGATTAAGTCCTGTAAGATTACTATAAGAACGATAAACAGGAATTTGACGAGTAAGTTTAACAGCCAACTTATTTTGTCCTCTATATCTACCTGTAGTATAATCCCATTCATAATCATCAGTCATTAAACCTTTTGCTATTATATTACAAGCATCAAGTATATCACTAGGCATTGTTACAGCAGCAATAGGAGAACTCCAAAGTTTTTTAAACTCACCTGGAAGGAAAACAGGATTATACATCATTGATTGAGATGCTAGAGAATCAGCAGAATAAAGAGCTAAGTTAGCAAACCAACTATCTTTAAGTTTATCATCATCCCAAGCTACACGTATAGCAATAGCTGTAAGTATTGCAGCAAGAGCACCACAAGCATCTTGCATACCACGTAATATAGCAGCTTGTTGATTATCATTCATAAGATTAAAGTTAAGTTTAGCGTTAAGAGCTAACTCAACATAATCTTTGAGAAGATTTTGAGTAGCTTCTATAGTTTCACGTTGAGCTTCTGGCATTCTAGCAATAGCTTTATGTTTGTGAATAGGAAGAGTAAGGAAATCATAAAGAGCTGGTCCACAACCAATAGTATTAAATCCTCTTTCTTCATTATAATAACCTTTTCTACGCCAATGTTTAAGAATACCAGGATAAATATGTTTATGATATTGCATAACAAGACTACCCCACCAATTCTTTTCTAGTTGTGCAGCACTAAGTTTATCATAATAACCATGAATTTCTTTATTAACTGATATAACTTTACCTTTAAATTCAGCCATAAATCTAAAAGCATCAGAAACTTTTTTACCTTCAGCAATAGAATCTTTATCTAGTTGGTCTAATATAGAACCTTCTTTAAAAGCAAGTTTACCATTTTTAAGTTCAAGTTGTTCCATTATAGTTTTATGACTTTCAAATTCAGTTGTTGCTGTATCTCTAAGCTTTTTACGTTCAGCAATAAACTTACGTTTATCTGCATTATTAAAATAAATATTGGCAAACTCAGTAGTAAAGTCTTTTCTTCCCCAAATATAATCTTTAAGTTTATTATCATCATGCTTTATATCATTAAGGAACGAAGTAAATTTAGCTTCTAAATCAGTACCTTGAATAATATTCTTTAATGCTTCTTCATGACATTTATTTATATATTCCTGTAGAGTCATAGCTTTATACTTTAGTCTACCTTTATTTTTGGCATCAGGAACTTCTATTAATCTATTAGCAAACATCATGGCAAACATAGCACCATTTTGCATAAAGTCTTCACCCATACTATTAGGACTATACATAAAGTCTCTGAAGTTTTTAAAAGCTTTAGCTTCAACACTTCCTTCAGGAGCATAATTCGTAGTATCAAAGTCAATAATATCCATAAACTTTCTTATAGCATCAGCTAAAGTTGTAGATGTGTCTTTACCTCTACCAGCAATAAAACTAGCTGCACCAGCCATCCACATTTCTTTTCCTTTAAGATAATCATTTTTGTTAAAGAACTCTTTAGCTATAACTTCACCAATTATGGCTGTTTCACCAACAGTTACGTTACCAATACCACCAGTGATATTAAGCATCATAAATTTAGATGATGTAAGAGACTGCATAATGTTAGCAAATTTAGTATAGTTACCATTATTTTGCTTATATTGATTATAAAGAACTCTTCTCATCCAATTTTCAAATTGTTCAACTAGTTTATCATCTCTTGTTTGAGCATATCTAGGATTATCTTTATCTTTATTTATTTTAGTTAGATTGTTAAATCCTAAAGTAGTCTTATAGACTTTAGTTCTAGCAAGCATATTTCTAGTATAATGAAGAATATATTTATTGTCTTGAACAGCATTATAATGACAAGCTGCTTTAATAAATGACCTCATTACTTCATTAAAATCTCTATTAACAAGACTGTTATGAATATCATTTAATTCTTTTTCAGCAACTTCTTTTCTTTTATACCAAGCTTCTTTAGCTTTTTCATAAGCTTCTTCATTTCCTTCATAAGCAGCTTTTCTAGGTCTAGAATCTTCTAATTCTTTTTCTATTTCATAACTACGTTGGTTACGAAGTCTATCTATAAGCATAGGCATACCAGGAGTTATATCTTCAGAATAACTCATATCGTCATGCCATTCATCTCTAGAAGTTTTACCATAATCACTATAACCAACAGTTTCTTTTACTTGTTTTAACCACCATTGTTTATCATGTTCAGGTTCTTTTACTGATTGAACAAATTTACCTGTATTGAAATAATGTTTAGCTTGAGAAGTAGAAGCTAGGTTCATACACATTTCTTTAAGATATGATTTTAATTCATCTTCATACTTATTTGTTTCAACAATATTATCATAAGTTGAATCATGTTCGTAACCTAATGCTTCATCTTGTTCTTTAGTTCTATAATTGCTTGCAGAATCAACACCAGACTCAAAATATTCATTTTTATATTCTTTTTTTGGTTCACTTTCTAACTGAGCAAATTTAGGTTGCCAACTACCGTTATCAAGTTCATGTTTGACTCTAGTAGTTTGCCAAATACCAGTAGGTTGCATTTTATGAGTATAAGGATTATAAACATGATTTCTTTCATACCATTTGTTGAACTCTTTTTCACCTTTAGCTTTCATAGCTCTAAAAGTTTCATCGTAATATGGAGTTTCTACAGTTTCAAGCCTATCATTAATAGTAGCTAAAGCTTTAGTTTTATCTTCCATTTCTTTAATAAGCTTTTCTTTTACAGATTTACTTTTCTTTTTAAGATATTCTTCCATATCAACTTTAAGAGAACCATACAAATATCTATTTGGTTTTAAAGGAATAGATTCATCATAAACAATATTACCAAGACTATCAGTTATAACTTCACCTGACTTAGTAACCTTTGGAGTTTTCATAAGATTAACTCTTTGCCACTTACGATAATAATTTTCACCTTTAGATTCAGCTAAAGCTCTTTCAGCTTCAAAAGCAGTATGATTATAATAATCAGTATCTACATATTTACGAATAAACCAAGCAACAGTTTTACCATTAGTGGATTCAACAGTTTTCTTAACACCAAGGAATAATGGTTGATAAGCATTATAAAGATCATCAAGTTCATCTTCAGTCATCTTAGAAGTTTCTACTCTTTTAGTAGAACTATTATAATGCTTACGAAGTATATTGTTAATTTTTTCTACAATAGCAAGATATTCTTTATTTGGAATACCATTTGCTTGCATGTATTTGTATACAACAGTAGGATATATTTCATTAACTTCTGGACCATTACTTATAAGAACACGTTCAGAATAAGGTTCTTTTGTATTAATTTTAAGTTTAGTCTCTAAATCTTTCTTTACAGCTTCTTGTTCTTCTTCAGTAAACAGTCTACCATCAATTCTACCAAATTCGTCTCTAACATTTTCACCTTTGTTTTCATGCTTTTTTATGACAACTTTAGTTCTATTATTAGATGCTTTGAAACCTAAAACTTTATATGCTTCATTTAATTCTTCTTTTATTTCATCATCTATAGCAAAATAAGCATTGTTTCTAAGCCATTCTTTAGCAGCTTTATATTCATCATTGTTTTCTAGTTGATAAGTTGAAGTAGTAATTCTACCATAATTATCACGTTTTTCAGCAGAATCTATAATAGCTAAACATTTGTCAAGTTTATCTTCAAAACCAACTTTAGTAGTATGACTAATATATTTACTTCTTATTTCGTTTCTATTAGTTAAGAACTTATCAAGAGCAGAAGCGTCAGCATAATTATTCAATCTAGCTTTTCTATAAACTTCAGGATTAACTATATTATAATCTGTCATACCAGCATCTATCCATTTAGTGCCAGGAATACCATAATCATAAGTAGGTTTATATTCCATTGTAGAATAATCAAATACACTACGAAGATTATCTATTTGATTTCTAATTTTAGTTAATTCATCTTCAAATTCAGGAGTTAAAACACCATTAACTCTTCTAGCATTAATATCTATAATTTCATCATCTAATTTAACCCATTCAGAATATATCTCAATATGATGTTCAACCATTGGAGTTTCAGCATCATAAAGTTCTTGATAATATTCCTTAACAAATGGTTGATTAATGTGGTCTATTTTAAATTTGTCATAAGCTCTTTTAGCTTTTATATAAGTTTCAGGGTCATTTTGAATATTTTTTCTAGCTTCATTATAATTCAAAAACAATTCTTTAATTTTAGGTTTAAGTTTATCATTATATGAATTTATAAAGTTACCATCTTTACCAAATATTTTGTCTTGGTCAATATTCAATCCTTCAGCTCTAGCTCTAGCATATATGTCAGCAATTCTATTATCATAATCAGATAATAATCTTTCAGCTTGCATATCTTTAGCTCTAATATCAGCCATTACATTTTTAGTAACTATTTGCACAAGCTTGTTTCCACTATCTTGTAAATCTCCAACCCAAGCATCAAACCATGAAGTAGAATGAAAACCATCAAATATAGAAACCATATCATTTTGAAGCATAGGGTCATCGCTGAGTTTAGCTAGAAAATCATTACCAAAACGATTTTCAGCTCTAGATATAATACCATTTACAGAAAGCTCTCTAATAATATTTTGAATATTCTTTATATTCTCTTTAACATGTTTGTTCTCAACTTCATCAAGATTGAAATCTAAAACATCAGAATATTTATCAGTTAAAGCCCTAGTTTCAAGAATAACTTTAAGGAAATCATTTCTTGCTATATCGTTATTACGTATAATATCTATAACTTTAGGATCATCAATACTTAAATAATGTTTATCATCATCATCTTTAACAAATTGATTAATTCTATCATTTAGATATTGAGATTTTGTTTTAACATATTGATAAATAGCATCATATATTTCATCTTGATGTTTTTCATAATCATCTATAGTTTCTTTAATACCTTTATTTTCAATTCTATTTACTTGTTTTCCTGCATCTCTATCACCTTGTTCTTTTTGTTTTCTCATATTAGCTACAGCTTCTAATTCAAAGTCTATAATTTTAGATGCTTTATCTACATCGTTAATATCTACTTTTTTAGCTTTAACTACTCTTTTACAAACAACAGTATTAGGTTTTGGAGTTATACCATCAGCTTTCATTCTACTAATTTCATTAGCAGTTTGACGTCTAAATATAAATTCTTCACTAACTTCGTTACCTTCAGAATCAATATAATTTATAGTTTGTTTATTACCAAACTTATAATTAACTTTATTATATAGATAAAGATTTTGAATATTAAAAGGTTTAGGAGTTCTGTTTAAAGCTAGATAAGTTCCACCGATTTTATCTATAGCATCTTCAGCTCCACCTTTTTCATATTTACCTGGTTTATTAATATCAAAAGTAAATCTATTAGCTACTTTTTTAATGTGAATATCAGAACGATAATCAGCAGCCATATCATTAAGTTCTTCAGGAGTTAAGAATTTTATACTTTCAGATTCAGTATCAGTAATTCTATTAATATATGCTTCATAGAAAGCTCTAGAAGCAAACTTATTGTTGTCTTTAGTTGTACTAAATTCAGCAGATTCATTTTCTTCTAGTTTATTAATAGGATAAGCAAATATTCTATCTCCTTGACGAGTTATTTTATAAAGATTTTGTCTTGTTACTTTATTACCATCTTCATCCTTACTATTAAATGTAAGTTCAACATAAGAATTTTCAGTAAACAACCAACTATCATCTTTTGTAGAAGTATCATTAATTAAACCATATTTAATAGCTAACTTTCTATCATTATTTGCTTTTTCAACATCTTTATCTAATTCTTTAATTCTATTTTTAATATTATTACGTTCATCTTGACTAAGTTCTTCATTAATAAGAGCTTCTGCTAGAGTATATCTTTCATTTTCATAAGCTTCAGGATTTGTTAAATCCATATAAATAAGACCTCTACCTTTACGAGTTAATTCATCAACTAAAAGTTTTCCTTTTCTAACTTTACTAACTGTTTTATGTTTGATAAAATTAGCACTAGAATGGGCACGAACATAATTCTCTGCAATATCAAAATTACCAGCATAACTATTAAAACTATCTTTAATTTGATTTACAAGACTATCAAAGCTTCCATCAGCTTTAATAAAACTAGTACTATCTTTAAGTGCTCTGTTTGTTATAATCTTATTAACAGCATTTCTCCTCATTTTAAATCCTTCAACAAGGAAAGAATATTTTATAAGGTCAACTGCTGCCATCTTAACAAGAGGATTAGTACTATTAAAAACTTTATTATAAAGCATAAAAGCTGTTTCTATATCAGTAGCATCATCATTAAACAAAATAGTTTGTTTTGATTGTCCTTTTGTTCTAGCTTCATAAGCATTATAAAGATTAACTTTAAGACAACCAAATATACCACTATCAACAGAATTAAGTTGCAGCCAAGCAACTTTTTGAGCAGGACTTAGTTTACTAAATTTATCTACTTCTTCTTTAGTAGGTTCAGCTATATTTTTACATTTAAATGGAATATTTTGATTTCTATTATAACCAAATATTCTAATACGTTCATCTGCTTCAGTAGTATTATTATCTACAACTTGTCTCCACTGACTATCAATCAATTCCATTGTAGTAGGAAGTTTCATAAAGTCAGTATCATTATAAGTTGCATTAAGAATATATTGTTTAAAATCTTTATATTCTTTTTCAGTAATATGTCTATCAAAACTAAATTTATCTTCAAGACTGAATACTATGTTTTTAAACCAATCAGTTTCAGTTTCAAAAAGCATACTATTTATTTTAGTACTAGTAGCAGTAGAATACTTCAAGAAAGCAGCAAGAGATTTATAAGAAGAATTACTAATATCAGATTTAATAAAATTATCTATATCAACATAAGGAACTCCTGTTACTTGATTTATACTAACAATACCAGGATAAATATTTTCAAGCATACTTGCATTATCTTTTACAAGTATCGGATGTTTACTTCTATCAGTTTGAATTAATTCGTTAATATCATCAAAAACTTTATTTGTTTGGAACAAAGTTTGTTTAGCACCAAATCTATCAGGATTACATACTCTAGCAAGACTACCTATATGTTGAGCGAGTTTGTTGATATGATTATAAGCTAAAAGAACTTTTATATCAAACAATCCTTCTACGGGGGAGCTATAACCTTCAGTATTTTTATTAATTCTATTATAAAGTTGACTATAATCTAACCATAGAGGGTTTTTATTAGCATCAAATTTAGTATCAAATTGAGTATTTACTTTTTCTAATACAGAACCTAAACTATCTTCTTGCGTAATATCTAATCCCATATCTATAGCAACAGATTTTATTGCTTCTTCAATAGGTTTATTACTATCTTCTGAATAAATAGACTTATTAGCATTATAAGCATCAACTATTCTACGTATAGCAGGTTGCATAATAAATGCAATAGCAGTATCATAATCAATACCAATATCAGGAAGAGTTTTATATACTGCAAAAGTAAAATCATTTACATTAGGTATAGCACCTTCCTTTACAGCATCAAGAATATGAGCTGTTGTCTGAGAACTATAAGCAGTAAGAATTTTACCTGTTACATTCTTGTTGTCACAAGTATAACCTATAGTTGTATGAGTTATTCTAACTCTATGATTACCTAAATCTTCAACATTATCAATTCCAAAACGTTTTTTATATGTTTCTAAATCATTTTCGTTATCATAATTATAAACAACATTAACAGCATATTCTCTACTAATAGTTGGTTTAACTTTATTACATACTGAGTTAAATGTATCACGAGTTACACTAAAAGCTTTAAGTTTAGCACCAGACATAACATCTTCTTGATAAGCAGCTTGGTCCATAAAGTCATAAGGACTTCTGTTATCACGAACAGTCTTAATTGGAGAATTAGCAATAAGTTTATTTCTAGCTTCAATTATATCGTCAAAGTTAGAACGAGAAAGATTCTCTTCTAGAGAAGAATCATCTTTAAGTATCTTTTTAAAATCATCAAGAATACGATTATTCCTAGCTCTACGAGAATTAATTTTAGAAACATCCGAATTAATAAATTCTTTGAAAGACATCAAACCTAATTTCTTAGCTCTAGCTTCAAAATCATCAAGTCTTTTCTTTTGAACTTCTTTAATAGCATTAGACTTCATTTGACGCATATACTTTCCATAGTTTTCAATACTATCACTCATAGCGTCATGAACTTCTAGGAAGTTTTCGTCAGCTTCATCTAAACTTGATTTATTTGTTCTAATATAATCAGCAACAAACTTTATCTGTTTAATATAATCTTCTCTAGTAAGTTTACCATTTTCTTGTCTAGTAACTGTTTGTTCAAAAATAGAGTTAGCATCTTTAACTAATTGTTTAGTTCCATCAGAAAGAGCATCATAAGCTTCTTTTTCTTCTTTAGATAACTCTGCTCTACTTTTATCATCAGCTTCTCTTATGTAATTAAGAGCTTCCTCAAATTGCTTTTTAGCACCTTTAGGAAGACGTTCTGTTTTTTCAACTCCTCTATTAACATAATCAAAATAATCGAATACATCAGGATTTTCAACATAATCAATCTTCTGAATATGTTTATTTCTATCAAGTCTACTCTCATATTGAATACCATAAATAGAATCAATATCAAAGTCAGAACCTGTTTGAGAAACCCAATCATTAGGAACAACAATAGTAGAACCACATCCGTCGTCTATAAATCCTACTACTTTCATAATACAAACAGATTGCTTACCTTCAGTAGGAATACGATAACCTATGATTTCATCAAGTTTAGCATCTTGAAGTTGTTTAAGAAGTTCTTCATCAGAATGAATATAATTTCCATTTTCATCTTTAGCAAAATTAAAATTAGCTTTAGGAAGCATAATCTCAATATAACGTTCTCCTTCAGGATGCTTTTTAGTTACAGGATGATAACGAAGTTCTTTAGAATAAGAAACATCTTCTTTACCTGCAATCTTTTTAAAACCTACATTAGTAATCTGAGCTGCATGAAAACCAGGAAGAGTTTGTCTAGTAATACCTCTATTAAATATTGATTGAGCAATACTTTCTAGTTTACTCATAGTATTAGAAAGTATAGCAGGCATTTCAGCATTAGGTCTTTTAGTAATATTATTTATAGCCTGATTTTTAACAAGAGTTACATAATCAATCATATTGCTATCAAGACCTAATCTCATACATTCTTCTCTAAGTTTATTAAAGAAGACTTGATAATTAAGACCACTTATATTACCATCAGGATCAAGTTTAATATTACCATTTTTGTCAAGAGGAATATTTATTTCTCTACATATATCTTCAAAGCTTTCATAAATATTAGCTTCATAATTATTAAAGAAATCATCACGAGTTGCAGCTAGCGGAGTAACATCTACAATATTATCAATCATCTTTTTAAGAATCTGAATACCAGCTTTATTTTCAGCATCAAGATGTTGAGGAGTTTCCTGCTGAGTATAAAGATGATTATAATCATATTCCTCTATATAATCTTTAGCATGAGCATTAAAGTCATTAATGTTCTTTTGAGTAAGTTCACCTGTTTTTTCATCAAACAGACTAAGAACTCTTGCTTTACCTGCTTTAGAAGTTTCTTCAGTATTCAATTGGTCAATACCGTTTTCTTTCATCATATTGTAAACTTGTTCAAGTTGAGTACCTTTTATAAATTGAGGAACAAGAACAAATTCAGCATTTTTAATTTGACGAGGAGCAAACGTATTTGTATTCTTATCAAAATACATATCATAATAGAAGTTCTTTTGAACTTGAACAAAGTTATCCAATTCTTTAGCAGAAAGTCTTTCTCCATTCATTATCTTTTTAATAAGAGGAAGATGGTCTCTAAGTTGACCTCTACCTGCAACACGTCTAATCCATTCTTCAAATGTAATATATGATTGAGCATCATTAACAGTAGTTCCACTAAATCCACTCATAAGTTTTCTTGCAAAACTAACATCAAGATGAGCGTTTTTAACAAGGTCGTGAACAAGACTTCCATCTTTGTCTGTTAATTCATTAGTTGTATCTTCTGTATCAATTTTACATTCTTCAGATGTTGCTACAGTATTCTTAATAGTAACACCATTAAATTTGGTCATTTGTTTAACATTAAGACCTAAATCAGTAAGATATTTTTGAACATCAGGATTATTAAGATAAGCTCCTTCTACAAGTTTGCTATCTTCTCTATAATCTTGACTATAATCAGCAAAACCATAAGGAACACCAGAAGCTTGACTTTCTTTAGCACGTTTGAGGAAAGTTTGAGTGTCTTTATAAAACTTAGCATCACCTTCAAAAATATCATTAAAATTATAATAAGCAAGTCTATAATTAAGAGCAAAGTCATATATGTTTTCATCACTATTCATAAGACCAGCAATATCAAGATTTCTAAATTGTTCAAATCTTTCTACTTGTTGATTAAGATAATGATTTATAAATTCATTAAGTTTCTCATTAAGTTTAGCTTCTTGAGCATCTGTAAGATTAACAGTTATATGACCTAAATTATCGGTAATATAATGAATAAATGAATCATTAGCACCCCCGTAGAAGAAGTCTATTGTTTCATCTATTATATCTTGACCATAATTATGAATAGTTCCGTCAGGGTCTGTAATACTAAATTTATCATCTGTAAATAATCTACCTGTAAAATGCCAAGCACCTGTAGAATCTTTCTCTATGAAATGTTTATGTCCTTTACCAACATGATAAATAGCATAAGCTTTTCTTGCAGATTCTTCATCAAGACCCCAACCTTCTTTAAATTTAGGGTCTCCTGTTTTAACACCTTCAGGTTTAACTTCATTTTCAGTCCATAGTATTATTTTACCTTCATCATCTGTTTGAAACCAAGTATTTATAGCATTAGCCATATCAGTAAGTTCTTGAACAAAAACATTACGATATTGAGCATATAGAGGATGATTTGTATTAAGTTTACGTTTAATTTCTACACCATTAATATTACCTTCTTTATAAGCTTTTCTTAATATAACAGATTTAATAGAAGAAGTAATATTGATTGAATTTATATCTCCAACAATGCTAGCAGTAGCATTATCTATATAAGTTCTACCATAACTATCAAATTTAAGTTTACCTTTTATTATGTATCTAGTTTCATTATTAGCTTCATCTTTATATGAATATCCTACTGAAACTATATCTCCTTCTTTAACATTATAACCTTCTAGAATATTATTAGGATAAACACGTCTATTTCTGATTCTATCAGATTGTAAATCACTAATCATTCTATTGTAATCTTTCTTAGAAGAAACATCAGTAAATTGGTTAAGTTGTTCTTTACTATAATTATTTTCAACTTTAGAAAGCTTATTTAGTTCTTTATTAACTTCATTAGAAACTTCAGAAGCATTTTCTACAATAAGAAGTTTTCCATATTTAGAATCATCATAAGCATATCTAGCACTACGAACTATAAAGTTTTTAGGAGCATCAGAAGGGATACGCATAAAATATTGAGCAAAAGGAAGTTTTTCTTTAGCTCCTGAATAATCTTTCTCACAATTAAAGTAATTAGCAAACGCAGTGTAAACATAATCACCTTGAGACATACCTGAATAAAGTACATTCTCTTCAGTATTAGGATTACCTGCTCCGTTAAACAAAGAAATAGATATTAATTGACTAGCATAACTTGTTGGAACATATAATCCATTTTCATTACGGAAAAGACCATAATTAATTATATTATTTTTATTATCACGTTTTTCAACAAGAATATTGCTAAGATTATATTGATTACCTTGAAATTTATAATTACCCCAATTTTGAAGGTCTTTATTTATTTCTCCTTCATAATTACTACTATTAAGAACATTCATTAATTCAGTAATCAAAGAACTATTAATTATGTCAGAACTTTGATTACCAACAGCGTTTTTAGAATTAAATTCCAATCTTGTAGTAGAATAAGCAGCTATTGCATTAGCAAGATATATTGTTTGATTTATAGCTTTATTAGATATAACATCATCAAAAGGTAAAGGATTATTAGTTTCGTTCTTTCTATTATCTTCTTCTACTCTATCATTTTCAGCTTTATTATTTTGAGATTCAATAGCACCTTTAACAGTATCTTCAAGTATAAGTTTGACAACTTTCATGTTATCAACTACACTTGTTTGATTATTAATTTTATTAACTCGAATATAATTTTCAATAGCTGTTTTATCCATAGAAGGATAATAAGATTTTAGTTGAGTTGTAAGTTTTTCAACTATATCATTATATGTAGCTTGAGCAACAAGACTATCTTTATTTCTTCTAGTTAATCTATTATATTTTTCAATAAGTGTATCTACTTCATTAAGAACACTTGATACTTTAGATGTTTCTACAGTAAATGTAGTATGTTTAATATCGTTTTGAAAATCAAATCTAATAGTTTGAATCTTGTTACTCTTTTTATTAGATTGAATTGGAGCAACATTACCTTCAACATCTATTCTAGTTTCAGTTTTAGGCATTATTGTTTTAACAAAGTCACGTCTAAACTTAATAGCAATATCTCTATTTTTATCAAGCATTTCAGCAAGAATATGTAATCCTCTAAGTTCAGAGTTTTTATTAGCAATATCTTTAATAGATTGTATAAAAGAATCTAGATTTGTTCTATCTATACCACTAATTAAAGATGTACTAACTAGTTTAGAATCTATAAAATCAATACTTCCAAAAGGATTACTTCTATCATATTGAGGTTTACTTTTACTATCTTGTTCTATAGATATTACTTTAGGTATAGTAGCAAGTATAGATTTAACATCAAGGTCATAAGATTTCATAAAATTACTACTCATTCCACTATTATCATCCCATCTAGCAGTAGTTCCATCTATATCATATTCTTTAGTTAAATCATCAGTGTTTTCATCACTAACTTCTCCATTTACTATCTCTTCAAGACCTGAATCATAATTAATATCTTCGTCTAAAACAGATTTACTATCAAATCTAAGTTCTCCAAGTCTAGAATCAGTATTAATAACTCTATTAAAGAAATTAATTTTATCAGTACTCATTTCTCTATAGATAGCAAATGTATTTCTAATAGAATCGTCAGACTCTGAAAGTTCTCTAGCTATTTTATTAAGATGTCTACCGTCCATAGGTTTAAGTTCTTCAAATATAATATCTTTATTAGCTTTTGTAACTTCTAAACATCTAACTTCACAAATCATTCCAGCTAGAACTTTACGTGTCATATTGATACATCTATCTGCATAATAATTCAATCTATCTTCTTTATGTTCAGCAAGTTTACCTTTAATTAAATCAGATTGATAAAATGAAAGAAATTTATTAGCAGCAAATCTAGTACTAAATATTTTAGCATTAGTATTAACATAACCATAAGCTGTTACTTGTTTATCAAATTCTTTATCATCAGATTGATAGTTAACATCAAAATGTTCAGAATTGTAATAATCAAGCATAATTTTAGCTTCATCTTTTGGTGTAAGATTTTTATCTGAATATTGAACAATAGTAGCTAAATATCCTTCAAATTCAGCAGTATATCCACTTTCGCTATTACTATCATAAACAAGACTAGCTATAGCAACAAATTTACCATAATCATTAGATAGTTTCTTTTTAAGAGCCGTGCCACTCTTGGTTTCTGCAAACTTAGCAGCAATTAAATTACAATCGTTCATATTAATTTATTATTAAATTAAACATTAGGTCTAAGACCATGATTTATATTATTTCTTGTTTATTTGACTTAAAATAAAGCCATCTGAACGGTTCAAATGGCTTTACTGATTAATCTATCGACATACTATTTCTAGTTCACCTGAAGCAATCCTAGACGTTGCTATGGCTCTTTCCTGTAACGGAATATCCTCCAAAGCAGAAGTTAATGACGGATATTCTCTGATTATACTAAACATATCTTCATCATCATCTTCAGTAGATTCTTCATTATATGTATTTAAATTATTATCATTATAATCATTGTTATCATCATCTTCTTCAGAAACTTGAACAGGTTCTTCTTCTGTTTTTGCAACTTCAGGTTCTGTTTCAGTTGTAGATTGTTGATTAAATAAATCAAGTTCTACAGGAGTTTTAGTTGTAGAAATTGTACTATTAGAACTATTTGAAGTAGTATCAGTTTTAGCTTTCTTAAATACTTCTCCAAGTATATTAAATTCTTTAGCTCTAAGACTATTATCAGCAATGTCAAAGTTAAACAATTTAGATATAAATTGCATTATTCTTTGCCATAAAGTTTTAGCTTTTCCAACTTCTTCACCTTCAACTTTAATGTGGTTCATATAAGATGCTAAAGCTGAACTAGTTAGAGATTCTACTACAAACTCTTCAAGTTTAAGTTCTGGATTAGATATATCAGAATATCTTAAATCAGTAAGAAACCTTTTTAGTTCATCAGCTGTTTTGCTATTAAGATTATAACCTCTTCTCTCATTAACAGCATCTAAATTACCTGACTCTATATCAGCTAAATCAATTTCACTTTCTCTAAGAAAATCATCATAAACAGATTGAAGATTTCTTTTTATCTTTTTACCTTGATTAGTAGAAAGTTTAGTATGAAGTCTTTCATGAATTAATATTCTAGCAGCTCTATTTCCACCACCTTTATTAGCATCAGTAGCAATATCTATAAATTTATCACCTATTATAATTTCATGACTTTTACCTTTATTTATAGCTACAGCTTCTTCGTTTGATTCTTTAAGAGCTTTATCATCATAAGTTACTTTAGAAGGAAATATTTCATTAAGAAGAGTACTTTTTTTATTCTTTTCAATAATATCAGAAACTTCTTTAGTTACTAGAGATTTAACTATATCGAGACCTTGAGTTTCACTATCAGATTTAGTAATATCTTGAACAAGCTTTTTTGTAGCTTCAAACATAGTAGAGTTATTAGAAGGTTGATTATTCTCTTCTACGGGGGTGCTAGTTTCATTAGTATCAACTCTATTACTTATAGCAGTTATACCAAAACCTGCATTAAATTGTTTTCTAATACCTTTATCTCTATAATTACTACTATTTTCTTGGTCAAGATTAACTCTTACTAAATTATTACTTATAATAAAATCGTTATAACTTTCAGCGCTAGTATGAAAACCAGGAATATTTTTATAAGCAGGTATATTAATACTAAATTTACCTTTTTCTACATGAATAAAACTATTATGAATAAGAATATTAGAATTATTATCACTTTCAATAAGAGTTCTATTTATATTAAATCTAATATTATCTTTAATTATTTGTCTAAGTTTATCGCCTACTTCATTAAATTTATAATTAACAGGTTTACCACCTTGTTTTTCAACAAATGGAATTATATCAGGAATTGGAGTTCCATTAGTTCCTTTCCTATAAAATGTAAATCCAACTTTATATCCATAGTTAATATAATAAGTTCCACTATTATCTTGACCAAATGTGATACCATTAAACAAACCTTGGTTGCTTACATTGAAAGCAGTGTTTATAAAGTTTCTAAGTTCATTCCAATCTTCAGGAGATTGAACATTTTCTATTCTAGCAATAAGTTGTTCAACAACAGTATCTACAAGTTTATCAAACATTTGACTTCTTGGAATAGAAACTTCTTTTCCTTTTCTAATATAACTTCCTTGACTATAATGTAATGGAAAAGCTTGAATATAATCAATAGTTCCATTTTGATTTTCTATAGTCATATAAGTTTGTCCATTTCTAGAACTATAACTACTTGTAGAACTACGACCACTTGATATAACATTTCCTCCACCAGTTCCAACACTTATTCTAGCAGAAACATTAGGAGATAAAGCTGATTTAATTGGAATAGCAACTTTTTCTGTAGAATAAACATTTCCTTCAGAATCAGTTTCATTTCTATCAGTAGCTCTAATTATTTCTCCACTATTTATAGTATTTATTAGATAAGTAATATCAGGTTTGTTTACTAAATCAAGAACTTGATTACATTGACTTCTAAGTTTATCATACCATTCATCAAAACTACTAGAAACAATATCTCCATCTTTAGCTAAATCTGCATTATATTTCCAAAGTTTACCAAGACCTTCTAAAGCTCGTTTATAAGTAATACGATTATTATCTACTGACAAATAACCAACTCTAATAGCTTCTTTAATCAAAGGATGGTTTTGAAAAGCTTTAATATCATCTTTAGTTATTTCTTCAAAAGCAGCTTTATATATTATGTTATTTAATGATTCAAATTCAGGAGTATCTTTATTAGCTATAGATTTAAGCCAATCTTTAAAATCTCCATCATTGTTTTCATCACTTTGAGAAATAATATAATTCCAACCATCACGATTGATTTTCCAACGACCATGAACATCTATATCAGGTATACCAATATATCCTACTGTTATACCATTATGTTTAGCTAATAAAACTTTAGTACTTTTACCAGGTTTTTGACTAAGTTCAAAAGTTATTTCATCGTTAAGTTTAAGATTCTTTAGTTCATCTTCTGAATGTTTAAGGTCATTAGGGTCTGAAATTATTTCATCAAGATTTGTATCAATACTTCTAGTAATATCTTCTCCAGCAGTGTTTATAGGTTTAATAAAAGCTTTATTCGCTCTAGCAAGAAAATCTATTCTACCAACTTCAGAATCATCTATAAGTACTATATCATTTTTAGCACTATCTGAAGTCAAATATGCTTTTACAGCATCAAATATAAAGTTGTTATATTCTCCATTACTAGGTATAACTTTTTCTGCCCAACGAAGAACATCTTCAAGTTTAACATAATATTTATTATTAACAGGTTTAATTTGAGAATTATCAGCATATTCTTTAACAAGATTGATAACTGATTCTGCAAAATTAGCACCTATTTGAAAAACACCATTTACTACAGTACTACTAGAACTAATAATAACGTCAGCAACAGCAGAAGCTTTAGAATCATTACTTTTAAGTTTACGTTTAAACGGAACTAATACAAATTGAACAGCGTTTTTAACAATATCTTCATCATAATTAGTTTTAGACATACTATCTTTAAGAACTTGCTCTAATTCTTCTATAGTAATATCTCTATTAGCTTTAACTGCATTTATAGCAGTACTAATTAATCCTTGTCTAATAGCAGCAATATCTTCAGCATCTTTTGGAATAGATAAATCTACTACAGGTTTTGATTTTTGATTAGTTGGAGAATTAGTAGGAGTAGAAGGATTTAAAGTAGCTTGAGGTTGTAGCCCCCCCGTAGAAGAGGTTTGTTTATTGTCTTCTTCTTGACCTCCATTTTGTTTAGTTTCTTCTTCTGCTTGTTGAGCTTGAGTAGTATCTTGGTCATCTTTACTGCCAGGAACTGTAACTTCTCCTTTAGAAAATACTTCAAACGTACCATCATCATTTATTTCTATAGTAGGTAGTTTTGTTACTTTAGAACCATCTTGTAATATGTTTTCAACACCATCATATAAATCATCAGTTATTACTTTAGGGGAATTGGGTTGAAGAGTATATCTGTTAGTTGTTGTAGCTATTTTCTCAGCTTTAAAACTAACACCACTATCATCATTACTAACTTTACCTTTAACAAAGTCTATTGATATTGGTTTTGACATATCAATTTTTGACTTATTCTGTGTAGGTTTTTGCTTCTGTTGATTGCCCTGTGGCTTTGTTTCAGCCTCTGTGCCAGCTTGTTTTGTTGCTTGTGATGAATTATTCGTCTCAGCATTTTCAGGCGATTCTGCGGCTTCCTGTGGCTTTTCTACTGTTGGTTGTTCACCTTTACTTTCATCAGAAGTTTCAATTTCTTCAGTAGCTTCATCTTCAGATTTATCTTCAGATTTATCTTCAGCGGGTTGTTCACTATTAGGATTTTCTTTATTATCTTTAGATTTATTTCTAGCCTCTTCAATACTCTTATTTATATCAAGCATTTCTTGAACTTGAACACCAAGACGATTATTAAGATTATTAGATAAATCTAATACATCTAAAGCTTCACGAAGACTATTTCTTTCAGCATCATTTAATTCTGAAGTTACTTTATTAAATCCTTCTGTATCATCATTGTAATAAGCACCTACTGCATTTCTAATAACTCTAGAATCAGTTCTATCATATTTGCTAGCAAGTTCATTAATAGTTTTATAGCTATTATCTATAGCTTCTTTTCTAGCATCATTTAGAGTGTTATTTATAAAAGATACTTCCTGATTAAATGTTTTTGTATCTTTAACTATTTGTCCATTAAGATACCTATATTGAAGTTCAGCATTACTTCTACTTACAAGAAGTTTAGTAATACTTCCATTTTTATTTCCAATTTTATCTGCTTCTACAAGTCTTTTATTAAGAACCTTAGCATTTTCAACTTTAGCATTTATCTGACTTGCTATATTTTCAGTATCTTCAAAATTAGCTAATCTTTCATCTAGATTATTATCTTCAGCAAACTTTTTAAGACCTTTAATTATTTCATCATCAGTTATTGTTTCACCTTTTTCGTTTTTACCACTTAGAAGATTATCAAATACTTCACCTATAGGTGTACGTTCTCTATAAACTTCATGGTTATCATTCATTGTATTATTAATCATAACAGCAGTAACTAAACGAAGGTCGTCTTCATTTAGCATTTCTTGATATTCTTTGAGCTGACGATTAATAGTATCTATACTAACTTTTGCACTAATACTATTTTTAAATTTTGGGTCAGTAAGAAGACGTTTACGTTCAGCATAGAGTTCTCCCATAGTATTAGCGATAAGACTTTTACTAGCAGCAGCTCTATATTGGTCAGCAGTAATTTCGCTACCTAAAATCTTTTGAACTTCTTCGTTTTGTATAGATTCTTCAATAAGATTATCAAGTCTAGATATATTATCTTTAATAATCTTTTGTTGATTCTTATATTTAGTATTTGCATCAGCAATACTTTGAAGAAATTCTATAGGAACACGTTCATTACTTTTTCGAGTTAATTGTGATTTATCATTTAAATCTATAAGTCTAGCAAGTTCTTCTTCATAAGTATTAATAGTAGATTTCATTCTATCAAGAAGCTCTTGTTGAACTTGTTTAGAGTTAGATTCATTATCTACAACTCCATTATCTACCATTGATTTACGAACTTCATCAGATTTTATAAATTCTTCTAGATAATCGTAATTACCTTTATGTGCAGCATTTAAAACAATGTTATCTATAAAATCATGAGTAGCTTTTTGAGAAGCAGCAATTTGTTCATCAGGAGTTAAAGTTTTATCATTTTCTCCTGTAGCATAAGGATTTTCTCCTTTAGCTATTTTATTTTTTCTATCTATAAATAATTTAGTTTGAGTAGCCCAATTATTAATATCGTCTCTACGAGTTTTAATTTCACCTTTTTCACTTAAAGACCAAGGAGAAATTTTTTTACCTTCACCAGTTTTAGAATTAACTTTTTTGTTTTGTCTATCTTCTATAGTTTGTTGAAGTCTTCCAAATCCACTACCTAAATGATGAAATACAACTCCTCCTAGAACACCCCAAAAAGCACTATCCCAAAGTTGTCCACTAGCTATATATTTAGACATTCTATTATCAAAAGAAGAAGCAGGTTCTTGGTTTAAAAGATGTTTACCAACATACATACCTTCTTCTTGAGCTATATAGTTTATAGCTTCTTCAACACCTTCTGATAATTCACCAGCTATAATAGTTTTCTCAGAAGTCAATCTTCTACCAATATTCTTAGCTCTTTCTTTCCATTTATTTACAGCAGCTTCAGCAGCTTTTATTTGTTCAGGAGTTTTATTCATATTAGCAACTTCTTGTTTAGCTTTATTTACAGCACTAGAAAGTTTATAAGAATTTGCTCCTGATTTAAGTCCTTTCCAAAAGTTTCTAAGACCATACATTTGAATAACATCAAAAGTAATGTTAGCAAAGTTTATTTTAAAATCTTCATCAGCAGCTCTTTTAGCAATCTTTTTAGCAATAGCATCTTTATCGTTAGGATTACGTACTTCATTAGCCAAGTCTTTATTCTTACCTAAAAAAGCAGCATATTCTTTATCATCCATTTTCATCAAAGTTTCATAAGCGTTATCATAAGTATCTTTTTGAACACCTTGAGCTTCTTGATAATTCTCCATTGTTCTTTGCAAAAGAGCATTAGTAGTATTACTAAAAAATGTACCAAGTCTACCTGATTCACCAGCAGGTAAATCAACCAAAGCATTAACACCTTTTTGAAAAGTATTAAGACCTTTTGCTGTTTTACCTATTTCTTCAGCTTCTTGAGCAGCTTTTCTAACTTTATTTATTCCAGCTAAAGATTTAATTCCATTTCTAGTAATAGTTCCTACTTTACTTAAAGCTGCTGCTTTAGCACCAATAGATAGAAGTTTAGTTATTCCTGTACTTGGAATAAGAAGAGTTAATGAAGACATAATACTAGGAGTATTACTCATCCACCAACCAAAGTTAGTTAAACCTCCATGTAAAATATCAACATTAGGGTCTGCATAAATAGGAGCAACTTCTTGATCAAATTTGTCTTTCCATTCTTGAAGTTTATCACTTACAGGATTATTATAATCATCACTACCTATATTAAAAATTCCACCTATTATATCAGTAACAGCTTTAACAGTTCCTATACCTACTTCTGATACAAGAGTTTGAGCCATAGCATTACCAAACTTTGTAAGATTTGATTGTGCTTCAGCTCTTTGTGCATCTAAATCGTGAATACGATTAGGAATTATACCATATCTAGTATAAGCAGACATATCTCCATAAACTTCATTACCTATACCAGCAACATTAAAAGCTGTTTGAACAGTAGGTAAATCTGAAGTAGAATTTAAAGGAGTTTTAAAGAAATTATCTGTTTGAATAGTTTTAGGTTCTTTCCTACTACCTTTTTTATATTTAGGATTATCTATAGTATAATTGTTACCTTGTTGAAAAACATCATTTACATTCATAACTATTCATTGTTAAGTTTATTAATTATAAATTGAACTAGATACTCATAAGCATTGTTGAAATAATCAAAATCATATTTAGTTTGTTCATCTAATTTATCATAAACACTCTTATTTACAGTTCCATCATCATTGTATATATTACCTATTTTAGCTATAGATGGAGCTACACGTTGATAAGCTTCAGGTTCTATTTCTTTCATAGCTTGCATAGCTACTATACTAGCATCTTGTTTAAGATTAACATAATTTCTTTTAGAACCATCAGGATTATACATATTATTTCTTAATTGACTAACAGTATCATCCATTATAAATTGAGCATTAAGATATTTTTGTGCTTCAGTTCTATCTATAGTACCTTGGTCATGTCCATTAAAGTTGATAGTATATTGATTAGTTCCTTCTACGGGGGTGATAGTAGCTTTACCATTAGTTGCATTTTTATATGGTATTTCTCTACTATAACCATATTGTGACATTGTAGCAGCTTCTTTAATAGCTTTAACTTGTGTACTATTAGCCCAAGAATCTTCAAGAGAATCTCCAATTCTAGGGTCAACAATAAACAACTCAGCATTTTCAGTATCAATACCAAACCAATGTTTTGTATTAGGAATATAAATATGCCAACCAATTTTATCTCCACTTATAGCTTTTTTAATTCTAAGTTGAGATTTTTCTTCAGTTGACATATTCCTAAGCATAGCTGTTAAATCATTTTGCTTGTCAACATTATCAAGTTTTAATAAAGCAGCTTCTTTGTCATCATTATCCCTATAATAAGTTTCATAATCTTGAAGATTCATTGTAGTTAATTGTCGTAATACCCCATCTACTTCAGCTTTAGCACCTTCTTGATCACCTTGAGCTTCAGCTATAGCTTGTCTTTCTGTAATATAAGGAGCATCAAGTATTTGAACATCTGTTCTCTTATTATCAAAACTAAATTCCTTATTTATACTTTCAACATTACTTATAAAATTATTAACTTTATTATTTCCAGTATTAAGGAAATCAGGGTCAAAATTCTTAATTATAGGAGAAGTATAAGGTGTATCACCACGTCCGCTATGTTCAGCAATAACTCCATCTCCTATTTTATTTGCACCTCCAATTATGTAACCAAGTCCTTTTCCTTCATCATCATCAAATGTTACTTTTCTAACAGAAGAAAGTATTTTGAATTTATCAGAATCTGACATATCTTTTCTAAAATACAGTGTTGTAGCACCATCATTATCATTTCTTACATTAACTCCCATTTTTCTAAGCATATCATCATCTAAATTAGATATATGCTTAAATCTATCATATCCTGATTCTTTTCTTTGAACATCTTTAGCTAAAAAATCTAATCCAACAAAACTTCTATTTATATTTTTAGGAGATAATTTAATAGCTATATATTCAGAATTAGTACCACCAAGTTCATTAATAGTATTTTTAAATTCTCTAACATATCTATTAATATACTGTCCATCTTTACCTTTTCTTAAATCAAGACTATTATTTTGAAGACCATATAAAAAACTAATAGCTTGCTGTTGGTCAGGTGTAGCTTTATTAATTATAGCTTGATATTTTCTACCCTCAGTTTCAAGCATACCAACTCCTTTTTCAAGATTCTTTCTTTTAATAGGGTCATTACTTGTAAAACCTTTAGCATAAGTAGCTGCACCTAAATAATCGTTTTTGGATATTAAATCATTATAATGTTTCATATCCATATATTTAATATCTTGTATCATAATCTTATTTTATATTATTAACTAGCAGCACTTTGTATATAACCATTTGCTGCTTGTATATTATCAGCACCATTTGTTAAACCTAAAATTCCACCAAGTGTCCAACCAGCAGGTCTTCTAGCTAAACTAGCAGGAACTCCTGAATTATTTCCATTTCCACTTCCTCCTGAACCTCCAGTAGAACCATATCCATATCCATCAATATAAGCAGAATTGCTTCTAGTATCTACATTTTTAAATGCAGCATTTACAAGAACATTATCTATATTTTTAAGCATAGCTTTAAATGGAGAAGTTATATTACCTTGAGCATCAGTTATATAATCTAAACCTTGTTGTCTATCTTTTTCTAATTGAGCACGTTCTTCTGCTGTTAGATTCAAAGATGGGTCTTTAAGTTTTCTATTAGCTTCATCATACAACCATTTATAATCATCATAATTTTGATTAGTATATTGCTTAGCTACTTCATCTTGATTATATAAAGATATAAAATTACTTCTAATTTTTTCAGCAGTAAGTTCACTTACTTGAGTACTACTTCCATGAGTAATATCAGTACTATTTAAAGTTCCAAATTTACCACTTCCTACACCTGTACTTTCAGCATTAGATACTGCATTTCTTGTTTCAGAAGCTGAACTTTGAACACTAGGAGCTGCATCTCTTATAGCTCTTTCAGCTATTTGAGCAATATCTGCAATACGAACAGGATTATAAGATTGCTTCCATTCAGTTCCTCCAATTATATTTCCATTTTCATCATAAGTATCTTTATAATTATATGGATTTTGAGCTTTCCATCTTCTAGCAGTTAATGAAGTTATTTCTCCACTAGCAACTCGTTTGTCTATTTCATCAGATTTTTCTTTATAAGCTTTGGATGCTCTAATTCTACCTAAAAGTTCAGGTGAACTAACAGCTTTACCAGCAAGTTCTATAGCAGTATTTAAAGCTCCACTATAATCACCAAACATAGCAGCTTGGTCTATTTGGTTTTTAATACCTTTAGTATATTTGTATTTCCAAGCATCTTCAGATGAATCAAGTTCAACTTGTGCAAGAGCCGCATCTATAGCAGATTTCTTTTCTCTAGCTTCTCTACTCTTTTGGTCTATCTTATCTATAGCTTTAGTATAAGCATCTAGATTCATACGAACTACAGGTCTAGGAGCAACATATCCTAAACCTATAGTGTTATATTGATTTTGTTTTGTTTCTTCAGCCATATCATATTATAATTATATAGTTAAACAAATATTCCTAATAGCGATTAAACTATTAGGAACAAATGTACGAATAAATATTATCTTCTTCTAATTAAACGACCTCTATTATCATAATTAGAAAGGAATTGATTACGCTGCTTCCAATATTCATAATTTTTCATTGCAGCTTCCCATTTACTTCTAGCAGTAGAATAATCTGCATCATTAGAATAATTACTTCTTACAGGAGCAGCACCAGGATCTTTCATACCTTCAACATTGTTCATTGCTCTAACAGCATTTATAATTCTTGGACCAAATTGAGTACCAAATGCCATCATACGATAAGGAGTAGCAACATCACCAGCAGCAATAGTAGCCATAAGAGCATTTTCATCTTCATAACGTTGACGAGTACTATTAAGGAAGTTATTAGCTGCACCTTGCAAACCTTGTAGACTTGTACTCCAAGCATTTGAACGAGCAAGTCTATTAGCATTTTCAGCATCAATACGTTTATTTTGAATTTCAGCAACATTCTGATAATACTGATTTCTAGCAGCAGCATTTCTAGCTCTAACTTGTTGTTCATTCTGAGCAGCCATATTACGAAGTTCAACTTCTTTGTTAGCTTTCTCATTCCAAAGCTTATTAGTTTCCATCATAGCATCAGCATTAGATTGTTGCATACGTTGAACAGCAGCATTTGCGCTAGATGTATTATTAGCTATTATTTTTTGAGCATTAAGACGATTACGTTCTACAGTAGCTCTTTGAGCACCATTGTGATAAGTAGTATCAAATGCTACAGGAATTTCATCTATATAATTAGGAAGCTTATAATCATATTTAAGATTCTTATAAGCATTTGTATTAAAAGCACCTAAAGAAAGGCTTCCTGCTAAATCAGTACCAAGACCAATCCAATCACTACTATTAACACTCATACCATTACGATTCCACCAATTATCTATAGGAGCAACATTAGTTTTACTAGAACCTATATTGTTAGAATCATGACTTACAAAACCTTTTGGAAATATAGTTTTTTCAGCTTGACCTAAACTAAGATTACCATTATTATAAGTTCTTGAAGAAATTCCAGTATTACTATTTGGTAAATCTTCTATACCAGCATAATTATTATATTTAAAAATAGGATTTACTTTACCACCTGGTTTAAGTTTAGCCCTACCTCCACATTTATAACCTTTACGTTTTAAAGCTTCTTGAATAGCAAATATTCTATTTTTATTAGCTCCTGCTTCAACAGCTTGAGCTGGACTAATACCATTAATCATAGGTTGAGCAGAAAATATTCTAAGAGCATTACCTACTCTTTGAGCAACTTCTCCACCTTCAGCTTCAATTTCATTATTGCCAACTTTGATACCTATACCAGTTTGTCCACTTGGATTAATTTGCTCATGCGAACTCCCCCGTAGAAGGAATGTGTTGTTACCAATCTTCTGTGCAACTCCACCATCAGTTATCTTAATAGGAACTCTTCTTTTACTTCTAGCTTTACCTCCATAACGCATTTCATCAGTAGTGTTCCTATCTTCATAATTATAATTAGTAAGTAAATCGTTAATTACTTCTTGTCTTCTAGCTTCAGCTTCGGCATCAACAGCTGCTTTATATTCATCATAACTTCTACCTTGAACATCTTCTACTTGACTATATCCGTTAACTGTATCATTTACAGGTTTAAAATTAAGATTTTGTCTAATATTATTAGTTCTATTAGCAGAAACTCTAGATTTAGTTCTACCTTTTCTTTGAATAGTTTGAGCGGATGCTTTTGTTTGTTGAGTTTGAGATTTACCTAGATTTCTACTATCAGTTGTTTTATTATTTGATACAGCAGGAGTATTAGTAGGAACATTTTTAATATTAACCCAAGTATTACCTGTCTTATCTCCAACTTTAACATAAGATTCACCATCATCAGCTTTATAGATACTGTCTCTATGAACAACTTCTCCAGGTTGAACTTTATCTTTAATTATAATAGAATCATTTGGAGTTTGTTTAGCAACTTGAGCTGTATTATTACTAACTTGTTGTGATTGAGCTTTAACTTTAGGATTATTAGTAGGTTTCTTAAAATCTGTTTTATTATTAATATTATTAGATTTACTATTATTTGTATCATTTAATAATTTATAAGCACCGTATGCACTACCAAGTGCAAGAGGAACACCAAGAGCGGTATATCCAACAACTTTAGGAAAATCTTCACTCTTAGATAATCTATAAAGAGTCTTATATGCTTTAGTATTTTTTATAATATCTTCTCCAACTCTAATTCTATCTCCAACACTCATAAAAGGTATTCTTCCTTCATAAGCAGGATTATTATCAGTTCTATATACTGGAGATATTCTAGTATTGTAAAGTTTTGGTCTTATAGCATTATATGTAGAATTACTATTTATTCCAAAAGGTTTAACATTACCTCTATCAGGAACAATAGCAGTTCTTCTAGTAAGATAATTATAAAAACTTTTACCTATTTCTTTTGGTGATTGTGTACCTTTTAAACCTGTAACTTTATAACCTTTAGGCATTACAGGATTAGGACGAAATGACCTTTCTGTATTAGATATTCCTTTAAAGTTATTTCTGCCACCACTTATTATAGTTTCCAAACTTGGTAAGTTAGGTTGTCTTCTAAGGTTATTAACTGAAGGAGCACCAGAGAAAACTCGTTTAGCTTTATCTAATCTATTATAAAAACTTGCAACTTTTCCAGCATTAGAAATTCCAACAGTTGGAGCTATACCTCCTTGAACCTGTGGAACATAATAAGTTTTACCATTATAGTTAATTCTATCATATTGACCAAAAGTTTGAGCAGCCTTGCTATTTCTATATTGTTGAGCAGTAAGAGTTCCTTTACGTTTAATTTGAGAAGCTCTATCAGATTTGTCTATATAGTTAATGACTTTACCTATAAAACTGTTATCTCGTCTATATTGTCTATTTCTAGCATTAACTACTCGTCTACCACTAGCAACTCTAGTGTTATCAGATTCATTAACATTACGTTCTAGACGATTAGCAAAATTAGCAAAGTTATATTTACCACCTTTAGCAAACATTCTTCTACGGGGGTGCTGTGTAGCTGTACCACCTCTACGATAAATAAGGTCTTCTTCGTTATCATTATTATTAAGATATGTAGAATAAAGAGCATTAAGTTGTTTATCTCTACCTTGCATATCTTGAATCATAGTCTGCCTATTTCGTAAAGCAGCAGCTTTCCTTGCAGCTTTTCTATTAGCAGCTCCTCCTATTAAACCACTAGCTAAACTTGTAGTAGCTCCTATAGCTGCACCTAACCAACATTTAGGTCTAGCTTTACCACCACATCTCATTACTACAGTATTATCTGTTTCTGTATTATAGTCTTCTATTTTAGATTGATTAACACCTTGTTTAGATAATGTACCATCTAGTACACCTCCAATACCATTAATAACTGGAGCTATAGTAGAAGTAAAAATTCCACCAAAATTAGCACATTTTTTTATTCGTTTCATAATTTAATAAGGATTAGTTGTAAATGATATGTTTTCTAATATAAAATCTTTTGTATTAAATATGAATCTAACAACTATATATTTACCATATATAAGTCTTCGTTCATTATTAATATCTTTGTTAAACAATTCATATTTATAAATATTATCATTAGTATTTCCTACTATATATTTTTGTTTAGCTGTATCATAATAAATAAAATTAGTATTTATTTCTTGAATATCATCTTTATTAGATAATTTGTTTCTAAAGTAGTTTAAATACCATTGACCTTTACAATAATATGGAAGTTTAGATTGTTTAATATTATTAAAATCAGTACCATTTTTAATATCAAGTATTCCACTATAAGTAGAATCACTATAAATTATAACTTCATCACCTGAATAAATACTATCAACATCAGAATCTTCATATATACATTTATTAATAGCTTCTTTATAAAGACTATAATTTATAGATTCAAGTACTTTAATTGTTGAATAATTTGTATTAAATATAATATCTATATATGATAGATTATTATTATAACTAGGTATAAAAGAACAATCAGTATTTTTTAGTTTATTATACGTATTTACATTCTTATCAAATACATATAGATTAGTTTTATCTTTATTATTATCAAATAAATATGTTTCGTTATATGTATTATAAGATTTAGTAAATGTATAATCATGGCATGATATTAATGTTGACGTATTAAGATTATAACTTACTGTTAGATTCAATATTGTATTATAATCATCTTTATAATATATACAAATAAGAATACGTTTATCTTGAGTATAAGCAAATCTAACTGTTTCAACATTAAGTTTTTTGATAAAAATATCTAATTCATCAGATAAAGCTTTAATATCATTATCATATCTAAGAATAGTCTTATTATTTTTATCAAACCAGATATAACCAGCTTTACAAAGAATACTTTCTTCAATATTATCTAGTCCTCCATAACCGTATTTATCAGGGAAACAATCTTCATAACTATTATCGAATACATCAATCTTTTTAAGTTTAATATCTGATGTAAGATTATTTTTATTATCAAACCTAAAAAGACTATATTTAGTATGAACTAATAACAACGTTCCAACACCTATAAGATTTACTATTTCTCCTTTATTTTCAAATATATTTTTATATGAATCAACCTCAAATAATCTAAATGCGTTAGTATTATTTTCATCACTTATTTGATGACTTCTATAAATAGTTTGAGGAAAATAACTTTTATAAGTATCTTTTACGAAGTTAGTAAATGTTTTAATAGGACTAGAAGTATAACATGCTGGAAGAGTTAGAAAATCTTTTAGCTTTTGAGGAGATAATATATTATTAGTATAACTACCTAAATAATCACTACTACCATTCTTAGTAAAAGTTATTGCAGCAGTTTCAAAATCTTGTTTTATAACAAAATCATCAATAGGTATATCACTATAAACATAATCTTGAATCATAGATACACCATAATTAACTTCTGTATCTTCTATGTTACAAACAGTTTCAGATGTTGCAATAAACATTACAGGTTTATCAAATATAATAGATTTCTCTTTATTATAATAACCTGGAAGATATTTATTATCGTTATATTCATTTTTAGTATATATATTAGGAGTTAATCTATACAGTGTTTTAAATTTAATATTATTATAATTATCACTATTAATAATTCCATATTTTATATATGGATTATCTTTAGCTTCAACACCTTCTAAAATAACATAATTTTGACCTAATTTATTATAAACATATTTAGCAATTTTAGGAGAATCAGTATATATAATATTTTGATTATATATAATATTTGAATTAGTACCTGTAACTTTATTATTATATTTTACAATTATAATATGTTCAACATTTTTAATAGGTTTCTCATAAGTTATAAAATATCCTTTATAAGAGTCAGGTATGCTATTACAAACAATATTTAAAGCTTTTATTTTATTATCAATATTATCATCAAAATTATTATCTATAGGATAACCTAAAGTTGCAGTACCGTCTTTTCTAATAAAGTGAATAAAAGTTTTATATTTTTGTTTAGGAATAAGTGTTTTATTAATTGTAGTAATATTTATACTAGAAGCTTCATCTACAGTAATATTTTTTAAAACTATTTTACCTACACTATAAATATTTGTCATAGGTAGATGATGTGCTGTATCAGAAGAATTAAGAGAAATATCACTAGACTTTTCGTTAATTGCATATATAGTATTATAATAAGTTTTATTTACATGTACTTTCCAAGGAGCGTTTACCTGTGAATTATCTCTTGATAATCTAATATTTCTTTTACTATATACTAAACCTAGTCTTGTTTGACCCCATCCACCATTATAACCTTGAGTAAACAATGTTTCAATCTTATAATGACCATTATTAATGTCACTTTCAGATTCAGATTCATTAGCTTTCAAATCTAAATCTATTTTTTCATAAGATAGTCTATCAATGTTAGACTTCATAGCCCAACGACTATCTACTAAAGTAATTTGACCTGTAGTTGATATATAAATGTTTATAGTTTCTTTTCCTTTATTTGTATTTAGTTCTACTAAATCTTCAATAGAATAATTCTTACCATCATCTGGACCATGAACAGTATTATAATCTCTACCATCTCTACCATATAATTTTGGTGGAACTAATCTATGATTACCAAGTTTTTGTGTTATCAAATCATCGCATTCATTACCTGGAAAAGAAGAATTATGAATAGGTGCTATAGCATTATTAAAAGTATCTCCTATATACATACTATAAGTATACTCTATATAATTTTGTTCTTTAACTACACCATTGTCATCTAAAACAGGGTCTCCATCTTCAACAACAACACAGGAAGATATAGGTTCGTAAGCACCACTTTTACCATTCTGAATATATAAGTTTTCTGCTATATATTTCCAAAAATTATTTACTTCACTATATACATCTGTAGAAGTTTCATCACATACTTTATAATAACCATTATATTTACCTGATGTAACAGGAACAATTTTTACTTCTTTCTTTATATTTTTTATATTAGTAGAAGATAATTGAAAATACATATTTATAATAGCATAATTATAATTTTTGCTATCAGTATTTTTATCATATTTATCTTTTACAAACTCTTTATTTGAAGATTTCAAAGTAGCATATCCTGCAACTGACATATCAGAAACATCATGTTCTTGATAATTAGCAATATAAAGTCTATTGTTATAATTACATAATGATTTAACATTGAAAAAGTTTATAGGATTACGAATTAAATCATCTACAGAAACTTCTTCAATAAAATCATTATTATAAATATTAAAAGTATTAGTTTTACTTTCAAGATTATTTGTATCAAGAATAATTCTTCCAACAACTTTATCTTCTATTTTTTCAACACATCCTATTTGATAATCTTTATATAATATATCATCATCTGTAATATTTACAGTAATGTTTATATTTTTATTAGTATGTCCTATTTTATTAACATTAAACTTATCAAAATTTATAGTATCAGCTTGTTTGATACTATTTTGAATTTTATAATTATGTGTTATAATCTCATGTTCAAGTTTTGATATAATATGAATATCATCAGTTATTTGAAACCAATCAGTATAATCATGATTACTTATTTTGAACCTTATAAAAAATGTATATACACCACTTATAAGATTACCTGTTTCATCAATGTTATAATCTGTTGTAAAACTTGGTATATCTGGAGCTATATTATAATTACTAATATTATTATCATCAATAATCCAACTTTGTAAAGGATATTTATAATAACTATTAGTAGTACCATTAACAAATTGAGATATAGCTAAACAAGTTTTATTATTACTCATATAAGTATAAGTACCAATAAAGCTTGTATTAGGTATATATTTCCAATTATTATCACCTTTTATTTTATAAGCTTTATCATTTTTACTTTTAAGTTCATATATATTATTATTGTCACAAAAAATATAAAGTTTGTCAGATGTAGGAATTATTCCAACAATATTATGAGAATCATTATCTATAGTATTATCTGCATTATACCATTTAGTAATAGCAGGTTTTAATCCATCTTCAGCTTTAATAAATTCACCTGTATCATTAACTATAATATTTCTAGCATTTAAAATACTATTAGGCTTACAATCTTTATATCTATGATTAATATTAAATTCAGGAATTATATTCATATCTTAAATGTTTCTAGGATTAAAAGTAAAGTTATAAAAGAAGTTATTCCATTCACTTTGAACATCTTTATTTAATTCATTACGAACAGATGCAGCAGCTTTTGGACGAAGAGTATTCCATTGAATCCAAGGATTAGTTACAGGACTACTACTTTTCAAATCATATACTTGATGTTTACTTCCACGACTAAGATATTTAAAAAGAATATACCATGACAAAGCTTCAAGAAGAAGACCATTGTCATAAATATATGGAACTTCACAATCATAGTATTCGTCATAATATGTAGCAACTTCATAAGATACTACAATGATATAATCAGTATCAAAGTTCAATTCTATATTATTACCATCTAGAATATAATTATGATTACTATTACCGTTTACTATAGAAGCAACTTCCATATAATTAACTCCTGTTTTATTGGTACTGTCAATAACAGCAATCTCAGATTCTGTAGCATGTCTATTACTATCAGAACCTGAGTTACAATGACAACTAGAAGAATCTAGTTCAGGAATTTCACAACCATACTTATCATAAACTCTAATTTCTTTTGCATTATTAATATCACAAGGAAATTGAGCTATCTTATCACTAACTTCCAACTGTCTTTTCTTTTTAACAGAAGGAAGAATCTTCATTTGACTTAAAGCATCAATAGTCCAAGCAGCTACTCTAGGAATCCAATCACTTTCACTTATATTAAAGTCATTGTCTACTTTTGCTACTAGGCGTTCTATGCTTAACTGATTCTTGATTTTCATTTCTAATAAATTTAGTATAAAGAAGTTTATCGGCTTCAAGACAAAGACTAAGCTTAGTCTTGAGGTCTATATTAAGTTTATAAATCTCATTAACATCACCTCCAGTTTGTTTAAGAAGTTGTTCATTAGTTATACCTGCATATTGAGCTGGTCTATAATTAACCTTTTTAAATTTCAATATATAAGCGTTTGGAAGAGTACAATCTAACAAAGGAAGTTCATATATAGCTTCAGGTTTACGGAATATTCTATAATCAACACCATTATAAGGAAGTCCATTAGCTTTAGCCCATTCTTCTTCAGCTTTATTCCAAAGATGAACTCCTTGTTCAATAAGTCTCTTCTTGTTAGCTTTAGTCTTAGCATAATCTAGAACATTACTTTCTCTTTGTCTATAAAGATTACGATTAAAACATATCCAACCAATACGATTATCATAAACATAACCATAACCTTGAAGAAGATACTCTTGGACTTTAGTATAGAAAGTTTTAATTATATGGAGATATTGCTTATGATTAAGTTTAAGACACTTTTGATAACTAACTTTACATCTATCAATTTCAGCAATTCTTTTCTTTGCTTTAAAGTAATTAATAATCTCTAGTAGTTTAGCTCTAGTTTCATTATTAATATTCTCATCTCTATATAATATTCCAAGTGTTGTTAATATTCTACCATTAATATATCTATCTTCAACAAACTCAGGATAATCTGTAAGATTAGTCTTAAACTCTGAAAGCCATTCAACAAATTTATCTCTCTTACCTTTACATTCAGCTTCAAGTTTATCTTTCTCAATAAACATAGTTTGAAGAGCCATTTTAAATGCAAACTGCATACTATTAAAATACTGCTTGGTACTTATAGGTTTTTCCATTGTTTAAAATTTAATATTGTTTGGAACTTCATCTGTTTGACGAACTTGATTTAAAAGGTCTCTCTTATATATAATCTCTTTAATTTGACCTACCATATCTTCAGATAAAATCCATTCATTATCATCTAAAGCTACATCTAATTCGTTAGCATCACCATTCTCAAGAATTATTTGATTAGGATATTCAAAAGCTGATTCAATAACTATAGCTCCTAGAGTTAAAGCTTTATTATTAGATGCTGGATATATATAAATATAATCATTAATATAATCATAACTAATAGCTCCACACATACCAGGAAGACTACCTCTAAATCTAGCAACAGTTTCTTTTATAAATGGAATTTCTCTATTAGTCTTATAACCAACTGTACTAACTCTATCAAATGGAAGATTATTTGTAAGCCTAACAGGTCTTTGAACTTTTTGTTTTGTACGTTTAATTTTATCAACACTTACTCCATCTGGAAGTTCAATATCTCCATCGTTAACACTAATAAGACTAACTCTATATCGTTGAGTTAGTCCTTTATCAATATAATTGTGATTCTCATAACTACGTCTAATAACTTCAGCTCTAGTATGAATAATTAAAGATTTTATATTATTACGTAAAGCTTGATTATTAGGTTGACCTAGACTATGAGCAAACTCACTAACAAGTTGTGCAATACTAGCCATTATATAATTAGTTTAAATATTAATACTATCAAAATTAGCTCCCCCGTAGAAGGAATGTATGACATGTTACCTTACTATACCTTACTTGCGAACATCAACATTATCTACATGAGGAGAATTAAATACATAACAATCATTATTATATCTAGCAACAGTAAATATTTTATTTTTAACAGACCTATTCTACCATTTTTTTTAAATTATACTTATGTTTATCTACTAGCCTGACTATAACTTTGATTACTGTCTTTAGTTTAATCCTACAACAACAATAAATACTATTATCAAAAGTTCTCCAAAAAGAAGTTTACTTATTATCTATATTATTATCATTATCGTTATCACAAACATCAAACATATTACGTATTCAATCACTTGCAAATATAGACTTTTATGACATTAAATCAAAATTATAATACTCTAATAGACATGCCTGTGTGCGCACACAAACTGCATAATTTGCAGCTTGCTATTAGTTAATCAGCTAACACATAATAAGTTATTAGGCAAGCCGATATGCAGTAGAAATTATTATAAACAAAAACTCCTAGCAACAGCATAACTATTACTAGGAGAAACAATTTATATAAACCAACGAAAAGAAGCTTATTGAACAGTATCAGCTTCCATATAACCTTTATCTTTCAAGTTCTTTTATGCAACATATAGCATTTTATAGGCTCTAGTCTTGGGTAGATTGTTCTCACAAACTTGAACCATCCATGTTGGTCCACTCTGTACCGTTCCAGACTATGTATCTTTTAAGGTTTCTGTCATAGTATTGGAAACCCAAATTAGTATTAGCTTCAATAGTCGGTCTTGATGTACTATATCCTACTTTATTAAAATTGGCATTATAACCATAAACATCGACATAGTCTTTTCCATTATACACATTTAAAGTTGTTGTTTTTTCATTATATACGGTGTGCCCTTTGTTAGTTGAGGCTAAATATTTAAAATTAGTATTTACCTCTTGATTGTTTAAGGAGACCATACGATATAAACCTAATGTGTCTGTTTTATCTGGTTTTTTATTGCATATAAGAATCATGCCATCACCAATAACAATATCATTAACTTCTATAACGTTGTAAAGATTTGGAGAATTAATCAGATTATTAATATTACTATTTGTTCTAAATATCAAGACTCCATCAATATTAGTTATATTTATTTTTGTATTCGAAAAAACTCCAGGTATATTCCTTTCACACGAAAACCCTTTACTCCTTACATAGAAAACATTAGACATAAGTGAATTAATAGTAGTATTTATTCTTTCAATACGAAATTCAACTCCAGTATCTTTGTTTATAGCATTGGTTATTACTGCACTTTTAATATTGATGTTGCTTAAAGAAATGTTAGGAGTATAGGCGGCAGATTGATATACTAATATATTATTAATATACAGATTGTCTACAGTTGTTTTTTCGGCATTAAAATTTTCTACTTTAATAGCATTATATGTTCTATTAGTACATTTCTTTATAATTACATCATTAATATATAAATGTTTGTCTTTAAACAAGCTTTCATTATTAAATGTGTTATCTAATGATATGTTTATCGGGAGACATAGCTGATTCTCTTTATAGTCAAAATCAAATTGAATATTATTTAAATATACCTTGTTCCTAATCCCTGAAGAATTTATTCCATAATAAGTGTTTCCGACGCATTTTATATTTTCCGCATAAGCTTCAGCCCTTTGAAAATCAATAAAAGAAAATGAACAATCTCCCTCTATGTATATATCCCTGACTTTTACTCCAGCAGCTTGTACTTTTATTGCTCTTTTTGAGCAATTATAAAAGTTGCAATTTTGAACCAAGCTGTTACTATATTGCAAATAATACTTTTCATCGTCTGAACCTATGAATTTGATACCATCACCATCATTTTCAACGCCTTTTATATTCTGTATATTGCAATCTATAATTCTACAATTTTTGAATAATTTATCAGAATTATTTGAAACTACAAATTGTATACCCGATGCATTAGTTTTGGCTATTATATTATTTATGTTTGACCTTAAAATGTTAGAAAAAGAACAATCACCAACAAGCCATATACCATTAGCATTGTTGGTCTGTTCATTGCCATAATTTTCTATAACAACATTGTCTATATATGCCTTCGTTCCATCACATCGAATAGCATATTGTTTTTCATTTTTTCCATCAAAATGTGATGAATAAACATATAAAGAACAATTATCAGCCTTGAGCGAACATTTTACAAAATGTGCAGTATATATAGACAACGAAGTTTCAGAGCTATATATAGAACCATTCTTTAAACACCCTCCATTAAATTGTAGTACACAATCATTAGGAATAATGACAGTAGCCCCATTCAAATCAAAATCATACCTAATCTCATAAATTGTATTAGTCTCATTTATCATCTCTTGGGTAAGCACATTCTTTCTTTCTCCGTTGATTGTTTGCCAGTTCTTACGTAGAATCTTATAGCCTTTCCCCGAAGCATTCAGACTGTCGTATGCCCTATCTTTCAGTTTGAGCACTTGTGTCTGCGGTGTGTCTCCTTCTGCTGTAATATCTTCTTCATCAGAGTTATTGGTAACATTACCACTAACAACAACCCTATCACCTATCTTATCTTGCAGTTCACCAATAGCGTTTATTACATCTTTTGCGTTAGCCTTAGTTGCTATATTAGTATTGATACCTGATACAGTATTGTTAAACTCATTTTTATTTACATATTCTGACAAATCAACTTCAGCTTTAAATTCACCAAGATTCTCCCAAACATTATCAACATAAAGATATTCAATATAAACATTGTTACCTTGACTATCTTTGTTAGGAATAAGATAAATCTTATTAGTTTTAATATCAGTAGTAGGAAGTTCTCTAACTATCAAGAACAATGTAGTATCTATATTACCTAATTGTTCAATAGGAACATTACCGTTAGAATCAAGACTAGCAACACCATTAGCTTTACCAACAGTGTCCTTAGTCAGCATACTCTCTACAACTTTAGAAATGTCAGATTTAATAGAATCAAACTCTTCTTTAGTAATAGGATCTAAATCACTGAAAGCTTTATAAATAGTATTACGTTTAGCATTACTTATAGCAATACTACTAATAGCTTTTCTAAGGTCATTTTTGTTAATCATAAAAGTTTAATTTAATAGTTTATCAATTTGTTTATAATCCCAACCTAGTTTATTAGCAATAGGTTTAAATATCCAACTCCAACTAACAGGTGCTAATATAGCAGAATTAACTAGAACTTTAATATCAGTTCCAAGAAAATAATAAATAGCAGCTATAACTATTATAGAAAATAGCAGAACTATTCTTTTAATAGGAACAACTACATTACCGCCTGCAACTTTAATCATAAAGTTTATTATAAGATAAGTCATAATGTTTACTATAACACAATAAGTAAAGTCAAATTGACTTATCAAAGCATTAATTATATTATTTATAACATCCATAGTTTTATTAAGTTTATATTAATAATAGTTCCAATAGTAATAATGATACTATATCGAACAACATCTTCAATTTCAAATTTAGCTAGTCTATAATGTTTCCATTGATAATATTCTCTAGCAATCATTATAACTTCAGCTATAACTCCAATTACAATAGAAACTATAAGCCAACCTCCAATACCAATATAATCTCTAGCGTTAAGTTTAAATAAATTCATAAGATTAATATTAAGTTTATTATAAATAAAAATAGTAGTATCACAAGTATGATTTCATGTAATACTACCATTCTAATTAACTACTAACCTATAAAACATTTTAAGCATTTCTGAGAGCATTTTATTTGTTTACCTTTACTCTTTACCATACGGCAAATTTAAAGATTTCAGAGCTAATCTATGAGCATCACAGAGGTTAAATTTCAATGATTTCAGACAACCATAATAAACTTACTACTCTTAGAAAATCACTTAAATTTATACCAATTAATAGGAACTCCTTTACGACAAGTATCAGCATACCAACGATTAAATGCTATACCATCATAACCATCAACATCATCAAGAACATCTTTTATATATTGAGCAAGATAATTTTCATTAGGAACACTCTTACCTATATAATCAGCTTTACACATATTAGCTACAAATACTTTATCATAAAGTATATCGTTATCTAGATGTATATTATATGCTTTAAGAATATTATCAACCTGCTCTTCTGTATAAGGAATAATTTTACCATTACTATCTTCCATTTGACTAACAGCAAAATCACAAAGATGTTTATTAAAATGACGACCATTATATTTAAGATATTCAATCATATCTTCAGGAAGTTCATCATAAATATCAAGACTATCTTTATACATAATACAATTAGTTTAACGATTAATACTAGCACCCACGTAGAAGATGTTAGATGTAGATAAGCTACTAGTAGCATTAGCTTCATAACATTCTTCTACGGGGGTGTTGGTTTATCTATAACGTCCTATTCTTCTAGGCTCTCTATCATCATAATCATCACGACGGCTTCTATAATCCCTATCGTCATAATCATAATCTCTCATTCTATCTCTGGAAGTATCTTCTCTAGCTTCACTAGCAGCTATACATTCTTCAAGTTCTTCCATATATTCTTTCATTCTTCTAAGTTTATCTCTCATTTGAGATATACTTTTATGTCCTGTCTGTACCATAATCATCATATTAGTTTAGTTTATTATTGTTACTTACTATATCAAGTATCTTATCTAGTTTAGATTCAACACCTGATACCTTATCTTTAAGTGAAGCTATTTCTTCATCTCTAGCTTTATCTTTAGCATAATTAGTATCAATAGATTTAAGAATACTTTCAGCTTGTTCAGCTTCATCTTTAATATCTTCAATATGTTCTAAAGTATAATTAGCTTTATGAAGTATAGATTCAACTTCTGCTTGAATTTGTTGTTTAGTCTCAGCAATTATAGTTTTACCACCTTTATATGTAACTATAGAACTATTGCTAGGTATATTATTAAAGTCAGTTGTTACATCACCAACTTTAACTTTGATGTTCATAACCATTTGATTAGTTCCATCTGTAGCAAACTGAGGAATTGTAGTACCAACAACTTCTCCAATATTATATTTAAGTTTATCAGTCTTATCTAAAATATAAACAAGACTACCTTGATTTAAAGCTGAAAACATTATATTACAAGTTGAAGTTTATTATTCTGTTTATCAAATACTACTATATGCAAACCTTCAGTAAGAGATGTAAGAGCGTCTCCACTAGAATTAAGTAGAGGAAGTGTGACATTATTCACCATCATTTCAAAGCCAGTTGCAGTAGTTGTAGCAGCATTGAAATTAATTACCATTATACCTGCAATGCCCATAGCTCTGAAAGTATGATTTGGCATACTAAAAACAGCATTAGCAGTTGCACTGCCAGCAGTCGTTTGAGTAGCTGCTACTAGTGGTATACCTCCACGATTACCAATGTATTCATTATATGTTGCCATAATTTTACCTCCTATTTAATTCCAAAATCCATTTAAACCATTACCATAAGTTCCACAACCATAATAGCCCATTTGAGCAGCTACACAATTAGGAATAGCAACAAAAGGTTGATAAGGTGTAGTAACTGTGCTAGGTTGAGAGCATTTAATTTCGTTAACTTCTTTCTGAATACCAGCTAAAGCTCCACTTAAAGGATTAACAGCAGCAGCTATCTGTTGACCAAATACAGCAGTCTGATGTTCAGTAGTAAGCTGAGTTTGAAGAGCATTAATCTTATCCTGCATTGCAGACTTCTCAGAAGCATCAAGTTTAGCTATAATTCTATCTCCCACTACATCAACAGCTTTTTCTAGATTACAAGTTTGGTCTCTAAGAGCATAACCAACATCAGCAAATCCTCTTGTAACAGCACTACCAACACCATTTACAGATTCTTTAATAGTATCTGTTTGTTGCATATTTAATATTTGGTTTTGATGATTACCATCACTTATAGCAGTTTTAAGATTGCAGCAACATGTTGCAAGCTGACTAGAAAGAGTCATTGTATTCTGAGTACCTGCATTAAGAAGAGCACCTGTTGAAGAATCAATTTTACAACCAACTTGAGTTACAGCAGTATTAACTTGATTAATAGCAGTCTGAATCATATTAGTAGATGTATTGAACATAGAAGCGAGAGATTGAATTGCATTACCATTGTTATTAATTGCTTGCATAAGCAAATCTCTACCATCATTGTTATTAACAAGATTAGCAAGTGGACCTAGACCACTACATCCGTTACCATTTCCACCAAGATTACCAAACAAACCACCATTACGCATAAGAGGATAAAGGAAGAACAGAAAGATAACCCAAATCCAATTACCATTACCAAAGCCACCACCATTATTCATAAGAGCCATAAGTGTAGCTAAATCACTAGTTGAAGAGTTTCCTTTATAATTATTATCAGGAAACATAAAAACTTTAGAATCGTCCATAAGTCTTAATTTAATTTAGTTAATAATGTTACTTGTACTTGCTAGCATTAGTACATTGCAAATATAAGAAGGTGGATTTATAGCTACAAAAAATGGATAATCAAGTTATCACTTAATTATCCATTCAATATTATGTTTATTATTAGCAAACTTATAAACGTAATTGTTTATTATTTGTTAATTAAATACATATAGGTTCAACATCTTTATTAAGCAAAGTAGCTTGTGCTGTAGCAAGTCTATAAACTCTAGATATAGATAGATAATTATAAGCTAGTTTTCTAAGATGTCTTATAGAAGCAACATTTCTATTTAGAATTTGAGATATGGTAGTAATACTAAAACCTGCATGTAACATTTGTTCAACAACCATAGCTCTAGCCATTACTATGTTTTCTTCACGAGATTTACCAAGAATATCGTCTCTACTTATACTTAGAGTTCCATTAGGAAGTTCAATAGCACAACATTTAACAACATTGTCTATGACCCTATATATTTCTTTCTCTTTATCATTCATAATATCACTAGTTTAAATTGATTAATAATCTATTCTTATATTTTATAGGACAATTATTAGATAAAAACAATTCACATGGTTGTATCCAATTACCTTGTTTATATTTAAAGATGCTATTTTACCATAATTTAAATTATTAATTAACCATGTTGTCTATTTCATTGTTAGTTATACTAGGAACTTTTATTTCAGCAGCACTAACTTCTTTGAGAGTTGAACCGTTCCAACGATAAAGTTTATCTGTAGACTTATTTACAAATATTTTACCTTCAAGTGGAACAAAACTATTATCTGCATAATTATCTCTACCAGTCCAATTAATATAATATTTATTTGTACTTGAACTAGAACTAACAAGGAGAGCAAATTTATTTGCAGAAGAAACATATACTACAGTACCTTCTCCATTATAAGATTCTTGTAAAATATTAGCTGTTTGTACAATATTAGCAAATTCTACAACATCGTCAAGATAACTAGGTAATTGAGAAGACTTAATCTTACCATCATTACCAAGAGTAACTGCATTACGTTCAAGATTTGTAATCTTTTTTTCAAGGTCACTAATCTTTCTACTTAAAATACTTATTACAGATTGTATTGTAGGATCAACAAAAGGATTCCAATCAGTCCAAGCACCTTTAGGACTAGTAAGATTAGGTGAATTTATATTATAACTTCTATAACATTTATATATTTTATCATCACTATGAGCACTAAAATCAAATTGTTTAGTATCGGCATTATAAAGACAATGAGTTGTCAATATCTGTGTTACAACATGTGACATGTCATCACCAATTATTTCAAGTACACCAATAAATACGTTAACGCTACCATTAGTTGTATTTTTAGGTTTAGTTACAGCATATATTAGAGGCTTGCCTTCATAAGTATCTTCTAAATTTTTAATATTATCTATATTATTAAAACTTATAGAAGTAATACCTTTACTTAAAAATTGTGTCTTCAGTTTATCTATAAGATGTTGAAGACCAGTACTATCCAAAAACTTATTTTGAGCCATTATGTTATGTAGTTTCGTTAAACATGTTATCTATTTCTTCGTTAGTAATAGTATCTATAGTAATATCATCACTATTGACACTAACTTTAAATGGAGACATTTTATCTCCAATTTTTTCAAATAATTGTGTTACTACTTTCATATCAACTACTTTTAATATAAACTCTATGTTGCTTATGCTTTTCAAGCCATTCTTTATATTTCTCATAAGTAGACTTGTTAGCAGTAAATTCTATATTATTATTCATAATTGTACCATTTACTTTTATAGCACCATCAGGAGTTATAGTATATTGAAAACTTGTATCATTAATATTCTTATCTATCAAGTCAATTTGCTTATCAACATATTCTTTAAATAATGTTGCTCTAGCAAAATCTTCTGAAGCATAAGCTGCACAAGCAGATTGAAAAACATTCCAACAATTAAAAACTATACTACCGTCACCTTTACAAGAAAAAGAACAATCATCTAGAATATGTTTACCAAAGTTAGCAACAAACACGAGAAGTTTGCGATAAGTTGGAATCCAACTAACTGGAATAGTAAGGTAACAAACATCAGAATCTATAACATGATTTTCTTCATGTTCACCAATAGTATAAACTTCATTATAATTTGTATCTATATCGTCCATATCATCAAATATTAAATGTTATATCACTGATATTGTTTATATGATTATCATCTAGCATCGCAACATTATCATAACAATGTTTAAGCATCTGTATAATACTAAGTTTAATAACCTTACTTCTATTCACAACATACCCTTTTTCTTCAAGAACGTTTATAGTCTTAACTATATGTTCTTCTTTATCACATAAGGAGTTAACAGATTTCGTTATTTCAATATTATTAATCATAAGAACATCTTATTAATTAAATACTTTGTTACTAACATAAACAGAATGTTCACCGAATATTATACTAAGTTTATTACCTATTTGTCCAATACGAACAACAGGTTCTTGACCATTATATATAATATTCAAACATTCTTTTGTTAAATCATCTATCCAATCTTCTTTTAATTTAGTAGAAACATTAATTGAATCAATTTCATAAGCTGAAAGAATATTATAAAGTCTATAGTATTCAGTACTGATAAGTTTAAACAAATTCTCTTTAATAAGTTCTTTATTCTTATCTACGTTGTTATGTATTATAACATCAGTACAATGTCTTTCTATAGCAACTCTAAAACTATCAAATGCTATCTCTATAACATTTTTAAGTTTAGCTCTTTCTTTACTATCAGCATCTTGAAAAGTTTTATCTAAAACTTGATTAAGCTTAACTACATTCTCGCTAACTTGTTGAATAGCTTGAGCCATTTGAACAATAGGCTTATTTCTATCCTTAGCTTTAAAAAGGTCAACAAGTCTAATTATCAAAGTATAAGCAATAAATACTCCACTAGAAATTAGAACTGTAACATAAGATGAATCTTTAACTGCTTCTCCAACTATTTGATTAACTGTTTGAAGTTCATCCATATCATTATAATTAAAATACTAGCTCCCCCGTAGAAGAGGTTGCTAGTATTTGATTATATATATTATTTAAGCCCGAAAGCAGTTTTAATAGCTTGAGCATTAGCAGTTAGAACAGCTATATGAACAAGCTGATTAACTGTCTCTGTATTAAGCTGACGACCATACTTTCTATCATTAGAGAAACGGAGAGTAATAATCGTATATTTACCTTCAGGAACATTCATTGGATAGCCTGGATAAATACTAGCACCATCAGCATAAGTATTATCAAATCCACGGTTCTGAGAACACATAGAAGCAAGCTGACGAACATAAGCTGCATCACATGTAGGGGCTGCTGCACGAGTATTCTCTACAGTAGCAATACTATAAAGGTCATCACCTGCACTAACTTCCCACTCGGTATAATCACCAGCTTTAGCCCTTATTGTCAGTACTCCAGAAGCGTATGTAATAGTAAGACCAAATTGAGCTTCATCAAACTTTTGAGTAAGTTGTTTCTTCAACTCATTACCAAGCTTATCCTGTGTATCAATTTTTTCACTACCTTTTACAGTAACAGTCCACTTATTACGCTCATTAAAGTGCGTACCAAGCTTAGTAAGAACTACTGTGAAATCTAGTCCATTAGATACTAGTCCATCAGCAGGAAGATTAACCTTTCCTACAAATGTTGCAGGAACATATTTACCTGTCTGCTCAGCTGAAGAACTAACTTTAAGGTGAGATGCATCTACAGGAATTGTAATAGCATTTGAATCTTTACGACCAAGTGCTAGAACAAAATCCTTATCTCCAATAGTAGAAATATACTTACCATCATTCGGAGTATAAATACCAAGCTGACCATCAGTAGGAGCTGAAGTAGCTAAAGTAGGATTTGTAACTATAAGTAATTGTTTCATATTATTAAAAGTTTAAATAAATTATTGTTATTGAGCAGCTTGAGAAACATCATCTTGACGATAATTATTTCTCATAGCTTCTTGTTGTTGAGCACGTTCTTGAGCTTGTGCAGACAATAGACTACCACTAATACTAGCGTGATACAAATCTACAGCACGCTTCACAATATCTCCATGAAGATATTCAGGCAAGTTACAATTAGCGTTAACACTTCCAACATCTTCAGCATATTTGACTGTAGCAGGTTTAGCTATATAAGATACTCGAAGATTAGAAGGTATTACTCCATTAGGAATATTACTTTGATTATTCTTCTTCCTATCTATATATATTTTTATCCTAATATGTCCTTCTTCCCTATTAACTATATGAGCTATAGGACTTCTAAAAGATGGAGCTAGAATAAAGTCATTCAAAGCATCTGCAACATAAATATCATCTATAATTCTAATAGGAAACCAATCAGTTTTAATTCTTGTATTTCCAACACTACTACTTGTATAATAATTAATGTTGAAATCACAAATATACATATAATCAGAAGGAATTGCAGTCTTCTCTACTTGAGGTTTATGATTACAAGTAATATCAAACTCAAATCCAGTAGTCATAACAGTTTGTATAGGATTTACTCCACTATTAAGAGTAAATTCGTTTCCATTATATTTGTATATTTGTACTTCAGCATTTTTATATAAAGTACTAAGAGCGTTTATTTGTCCAATCTTAGAATTATCAGTAATAACTCTATCGTTAGTACTAGCTATATTTCTCTTGATGATTTCATTAACTACATCAATGATAGCCGTATTCAACAACAAGTCTATTTGTTCAGGCAGAATAGCACGAACATTCTGCATGCCCATTTGTTGAGCTAATTGCCTAAACATTATGTGCATATCTACTATATTCATAACTCAAACTATTTAGATTAACTTTAATTTATTCTCATACATAACTTTAACTGCATTGTTATTTGGATTGTTGAAATAAGCAACAGCTTCATTAAGATTTGCTCCAATAAATCCACCATCAGCAGTAGTTATTTGTTGGTTATAAGTAGAACGAATAAGTTCACCACGTACTATCAAAGTTTCAATAAACGCTTTAAGAACTACATTCTTGTCATTAACAAACTTATTAAACTTATCAGGATTAAGATTAGCATAATCCATAAGTTCTGTAGTCTGTCTAATCTTATCTTTGTTAAGAGCAGCAGCAATATTCTGATTAGAAGCTTTACATACTGCAATATAAACAGCTTGGAATCTAGATGGCGAAGAATCAAGTTCAACTATATTACGTAGGGCAATCTTACGCTCCTCAACAAGCTTCTTTTTACGAGCTTCTTCTCTAGCCAAATCTTTAATATAAAATCTAAGATTTTGATTACCATTAATAAATATAGGGTCTTTAGCAACTTCACTATAAAGAATACAATGACGATACAAAATATACTCTTCAAGATTTACAGGATAACCATATTTGTATTTAGTACTTTCAAGTATATCAAGTTCCTTATCACGTTTAACAGCTCCTTTATAAAGTTCATCCAAGTTGTTTTTAGGAATACGATTATAAGCTGCAAGTATTTTATCTTCTTTCTCTTTAATAACAAGATAATCGGACTTGTGATAATAAACAAAACTTGTATCAAGTTTAGCATCGCCTCCTGTAATTGTAAACTGAATATTACTTAGATAAGATTTTACTCTACTTACAAAATCGTTATGAGTAGCACTAATACCTAGAAGACTTGGAAAATATGCTTCAATTTCACCCTTATGACCCATAAGAGTTCTAGTAGAACGAACAGAACTTCCTATTGTAGCTTTAACTGGACCAAGACTAGCCATATTAACTCTACGATAATTAGAATAATTACTAACAAGAGAAACAATTATAGTTCTATTATCAGTATATTCTTCATTTAAATCTTCTTCAAAAAACTCTTCAGCAGAAGTTTCCACAGGACTCTTAGCAGGAGTTTCTACAGAATCAGCAGACTTATTAACTTCTTTATTTTCTACTTCGCTTTCTCCTGAATTACTTTTGTCTTCAGGTTTACTCTGAGGTTTATTAAGACCTCCTCCATTAAATGTTGGATTAAATTCAGTCATATCTCTATTATTATCAGTTTAAATTAAAGTACACACTTGAGTTGGAACATCTTAGTAGTCTTATCTACTTGCAGACCGTATGAGTTCTTAACCTCATAACGTGAAGCATCAACATCAGTTGAAAGAACATTAGTTGGGAATCCACCCCATGAAGCAGGAATTGGAGTAAGACCTTTATATACACCAGCATTATAAATTTGACCCTTTTGACGAACCTTACGAACATTACGACGACCGTCATAAGTAGACATATCAATAAGGAATGCTTGGTGAGATGTAATAGGAAGACCAGTACGAGGATGAATCATACCATTAGACTTAGCGTTCTCAGCAAACGTTCCCTTATCAAGAAGTGGAAGATGCTTCATAGTAATTACGTGACCATCAACAGTTTTATATTGACGGAAGTATTTACCATAAGAAAGACCATCACCTGAAGTCTCAATCATCTTGTCACCAAGAGGAGTTACAAATCCCTCAGAACGAGCATCATTACGAATAGCACGGTCAAAATCTTGCATAAATCCTTTACCAGCACAAAGAATAACTTCCATAGAACCAGTATCAGTATCCTTATCAAGAACATCACCTACAGTACGCTCAATCTTATTAAGAGTAAGCTCTTCACCATAAGTATCATAGTTGCTCTCACGACAAATCTCTTCCATACCTGCTGTATGAGGAATTGGTTGTCCATTATCAGGGTCAACAAGAGTAATTTCACCATTCACAGTCTTATTATATTGAGCAAACCAAAGACGTTCCTCGTCCATAATACGACATTGAATGTCAAACTGACGCATTTCTTCATTAATCCAAAGGTTAGTAGTACCACCACCTTTAGTCTTAAACTCATAAGTAACTACAGTGTTACTAATATTACCAGCAATCTCTTTAGAGTAACGGTGGAACTCAAGTTGAGAAGTCATCTTACCAGGTCCCATAACATTACTACGATTACCTTTAGAATAACTCTGAGGAATAGTAGGAGCAGTCAAAGACCAATAAGCACCAACTTTCAGATTGTCAGCAGAAACATAAGCATTTGGATTAGGAGTTGTAAGACGAAGACGATAAAGATAACCACCATTTGGTCCTTCACCAAGGTCTTTCATAATACGAACTTGAGTAATACCATCAGGAGCAATCAAACCATATTGCTCAATAAACCAATGAGTCTTAAACTCAACATCAAACATTACACCGCCTTGTCCAACATTACCTGTTGCAGCACAAGCAAGAACTTGGTCATTAAACTTCATACGACCCATAGTCTTCCATGTCCAATCAACAGTATCAATATCTACTACACCAGCTGAACCTTGACCTTCAGTAAGGAATGTCAAAGGAAATCTATCATCATCCATACCATAAGTATAGGTGAGAGTAGAGTTAATCTCAGCAGGTTTAGTAAGCATTAGATGAGCAATAGTTTCCTCATTAGAGTAACCTCTATCATCATAATTACCACGTTGTACTTCTCTAAGTTTATACATAATAACTTTAATTTAATTAATAATTAGTTTACATTAATCAAATACTAAATCGTTAGCATTGAACTTATTATTAGTTGGCTTTGTTATACGTACAGTTCCATTAGTACTTTGTTGCTTGGTTTTAAGTTTAAGGACTTTAACTTGATTTTCCTTAATAGCCATATCAACAATATCTTTATAAGTACCACCTGTAAACAGAAGCCAATTATTAATCATATTCATTTCCACTTGCTTCTCAAATGGAAGTTTGTCAAACAACATTTCAGCAGCAGAATTATAAGTAGTACCTTCGTTATCAGTAACAGGTCTAGAAACAAAGTCATAAAAGTCATCTAGATTAACTGTTATCTTCTGACCATTAACTTCTTTTACAAAAGTCTCAGGAAGAGAATACTGACCAATAGTTCTACCTTTAATCAGATTATTTACATAGTTATAATATTGATTAGCTCTTTCAATTTCAGCTTCTTCTTGAGCTTTAGCTTGTTGAGCTATTTGCTCACGAAGTTGTTTATCTTTCTCTTGAAGAGCTTCAAGACAAGACTTAGCTTCATCATAAAGAGCACCACTATCTTTAAGATATTTAATATAATTCTCATTAACAGATTTATTACCAAACTCTTGAGCTGCCATAAGAATTATATTCTGCTGTTGAATTTCATTATCTTTATCAAGCTCAACTCCACTTCTATCAGGAATTTCACCAAAACCTTTAGCGTCACCATGAATAGTAATATAATCAATAAATGATTTAACTAGAGGATTATCATTATAAATTCTAGTATAAGCTGCTTGCTCAGCCTCAGCATAAGAATTAGCAATTACATCACTAACATAAGCTTTTATTCCATTAACATCATCTGTATATTCAATAGGATTACCATCTTCTCCTGTTATCTCAAGACCAATAGCTTTCTGAATATTAGCAAGGTTAATTTCTGTATCATCACCCTCTTCAACTTCAAGAGATTTAATCCAATCTTGAACATCAGCAGCAGCTTTAAATACATTATTGTTACTATCAACTAAGTCACCATTTTCAGCAACAGTATAAACTTGACCATCAAACTCAACTTGAGAACCAACTTCTAGCTCCCCCGTAGAAGAACTTTGATTGTTATTATCTCCTTGCTGTTGACCTTGTTGACCTTGATTGCCATTATTACCGCCATTGTTATTATTGTCTGGCTGATTAGCTGGAGGAGTTGTTGGAGGAGTTGTTGGCTGATTATTATTATTCTGACCATTAATATCAGCAGCTCCATTAGTACCTCCGTTAATATCGGGAGCGTTCATTGGATTCTTATCATTTGGTGCAGCTTGACCACCATTATTAGCAGGTTGCTGATTAGTACCATCAAAATCTATCTCCATAATTAATTAATTTTTTAGTTAAACAATAATTTTAATATTTATGTTAAGTGCAAAGTTATACACATTATTTATATATACAATAACTGTTTTATCTTCAATTACAATATTATAAGTTAAATAAGTATTTGTACTAGTATCAATATTAATTAATACTCTCAAACTAATACAGGCAGCTTTATCAGTTAATTATCAAATCTATTTGCTGATAGTAGTCTTATCCGAATATAAATATCTCTGTAGACCAACTTCTTTTTAGCTCTGTGCCACTCAATATATTCAGATGATAGATTAATCAACTTTGATATTTGACACGCTTAAATCGTGTTTTCAAAATATTAGTTTTCGTACTATAAAGACAAAAATAATCCCCAACCGTAGTTTCACAACTAAGTTGGGGAATAAACAAATATTTAACAACATTATCTCAACTATGGTTTATTTATCATATCTATTCTTATTAGTCTTAGCTATCTTTAAATCATTCTTCATTTGCTCACGTTTAAGTTGCCTATCAGCAGCAGCATTATATGTATCAAGAGCTAAACGTTGACGTTCAAGACCAAGTTTAGATTGTTCAATCTGTTGTTTGATTTGGTCTCTACTTCTTTCAAGATTCATTCTAGCTTCATTATCATTAGTTGGAGTACTATCTGTCAAAGCTGCCATATCAACATCAATATATTTAGATTGAAGTTCATATTGAGCTTTAAGCATTTCAGTTTTTCTATCTTCCTCACCTTTAGCTTGAATCTCACGAATCTTATTTTGAACTTCTTCTTCTTTAATTTGAAGCTCCATTTGCTTCATTTGTTCTTCATGCTGTTGTTTAATAGCAGTAAACTTATTAATAGCATCTTTTATCTTAGAAACATTATCACCTGTTATAGCAGCCATAGCCATATCAAGGTCGCCATTTTGTGCAGCACTAAATGCCCATTGACGAAGTTGTTGAAGTTTATCTATTTCTTTACTATCATTACGAACAGTAGTTGCAAAATCAGAAGAAATAAAAGAATTGACGTCAACTGAAACAAATCTTTGTTTACCTGTTTCATCTAAATAAGAAGTATTAAGTCCATCTATAAATGCAAGTTTAGCGTAATCCAAATCTCTATTATAATCTATTCTACGATAATCGTCAAATGTTTGAGTTATAATAACAGAACCCATTGCAGATTGAGAAATAGCTTGTTGAGTAGTATTAGCTCCAGCTGATTGAGTAATTTGACCATAACGTTGAGCATTCATGTCAACCATTTCTCTAGCTTCAAGTTTAATACTTTCCATAAGGTTAGTAAGCTCTGTAATATATTGACCCATATTAGCATTAAGCAAACGAACTTGTTGCATCTTAACACCACTCACATCTTCTTCATCATCAACAGGTAGAGTTCCTGTAGCTTCTAGTCTATAAAGAGCATCTTCTGGATTAGCTAGAAGAGATTTAGGATACATAAGTACGAGCATCTTATTCTTAGCTATTACCATTTCACGATGATAACTAATTATATTACGAAGTATTTGGAAAGGAGTAATTGTTTCTATAATACTAAATTTACCCATAAATGGAAGAACTTCCATAATACCATTATAAGGAAGCTTTCCATTACGATTAAAAGCTATAGGTCTAGCTTTAATTGGATAAACAGCATTATACCTATTACCAATTCTATAACCTTCATAAACTTGAATCTCATATTCCCATTCAATATCTATATCTCCTGATTCAGGATTAAGTTGATAATCTTCTTCAACAACTCTTTGTGTTTGGAAACCTATTTCGTTAACATAAGTAAGAATACCTCTTCTAGCCCAACCTTTCCATACAACATGCCATACTTCATAAAGTTGAGTATTAGCTTCATAAGGACTTAGATTATTATTCTTAAAGAATTCTCTTTCTTCTTTACTAAACTTATCACACATATCAGCATAATAACCTTTATAATTATCATACTTTAGAAGTCTAGTAGATTGAGGAGTATCTATAGATTTATCATAATATTGTTCTAGAAAAGCTCTATCTTTATCACTCAAATCCTTGTCAAACATTTCAAGTATTTGATTGTAAGACATCATAATCTTTCTAGCAAACATATCATGGTCTTCGACAAAGAACTTGTTGTTTGGAATAGGATAAGCTTCAACTACAGGAACAGCTTCTTTAACAATCTTATTACCTCTAATCTCACTATAACTATAACATTCACCTAAAGCACAGAAATTGAAGAAGTTTGTAAGATATATCTGATTATCTTCTGTAATAGCTCTTACATAATCAAGAACATCTTGACCTTGTTTAGATTGTTCATCAATATAATCTTGATTAAACTTCTCCATAAACTCTTTCTCGTCAGGCATAGCATCTTGTGGATTAACTTGTTCAGGAGGAGCACCATTTTGAGCAGCTTGTTGTTGAAGTTGTTGAAGTCTTTTCTGAAACTCTTGTTGAAAAGCTAGTTGAGCTTGTTGTCCAACAGCTTGTTTAAGTTTCATATCATGATTAATTACAACTTCAGGACTACAACTACCAACACTAAATTGATGAACACCTTTGAAATATTCACTAATATAACGTCTTACAATATCAGACATTATATCTAGATTCCTCATAACAGCAGGAAAACGTTTATATTTTTCCTTAGTAGCATTATAAGGATTAAGAGTTTTACGATAAAACTCGTCTGGAATATTACCATGAAGAATGTTAAGTTTTGTCTCAACATCCGTTCTATCATTCATACTTAAACCTAGACTAATAATATAATCAATAGAATTAGCATACCATTCAGGTTTAGCCTTAGTAGCAGCATCTACTTTCTGTCTAGGAAATTGAAAAGTAAATTTACTTCCGTACATATTTATATCTTATTTAAAATAATATCTAGGAGCAAAAGGTTTAAAACCTATACCTCCAGTAAAATTAAATGGATCATATTTTGTATTAAATCCTTCTCTTGCATCATTAACTAAATCTCTAAGATTTCCTAAATAACCAACACCATCTGCATAAGTATCAGGACGAATTGTTGCATTTCTAAATTTAATTTTCTTAGGAAGAACATTCATTTTACCTAATCCTCCAATAATATCAGTTCCAATACTAACTAAATTTTTTGTAGGATTTTCACCAGTAAACATATCATTTGCTACTTGTAAACCATTAGTTAAAAGAGAAGCACCTAAAACATAAGGATTGCCAGGAAGAAGCATACCTGCTGTATTAGCAACAGCATCAATACCTAATAGAGTAGGATACCAAGCATTATAAACTTTTTCTTTTTGTTCTTTTCTAGCAGTTTGAACATCTTTAGAAAACTGTTTACCAAGTGCTGCTTTTTGACCATCTACAATACCATTTAAAGCTTCTTGGTCTTTATGATATTGTTCAGCATGTTTAGCATTTGTTTCATATCTTTTTTCTCTAATAGCTTTATCTCTAATTTTACCAGCATTTGACATAATAGCAGCTTGTCTTGCAACTTTTTCATTATGTGCTATTCTAGCAGAATCATCAGCAGTTTTGGCATGTTTTCTTGATGGAGCTGCAACAACTCTATCCCTATAATAAACTTTACCGTCTATAATAACAGCTCTAGGATTTCTAGTAGCATAAGGGTCGTTATTTTCATTATCTAGTATATACATATCAAAACAAATCTCTATTATAAAAATTATCACTAGTTTCAAGAATTTTCTTCCTAGCACTAAGTTCTTTAGCAGCTTGCACATCACTTTGTTTCCATTGAAGTGCATGAATAATCATTTCTGAAACACGGTCAAAGTTACCAACACTATTCCATTTCTTCAACTCTAGAATAGTTTGATAATCATAAATAGTATGAAAAAATAATTTAGGTTTACCATGTTCATCTTTGCCAACTTCACTATAAAGCATTTCTTTAAGCATACGAAGTCCTTCAAGAACTTTAGTAGAACCTGCTCCACTTCCACCTCCCATATTAACACCATAACTAGCACTAACATGAGCTTTAAGACTAGTATCCCATATTTCTACAGGGTCTTTCATCAAATATTTGAGAGCTTTCCATTTAGTAAAATTACTAACAGTTTCACCACGATTGACCTCAACACCAGTAGTTCCAATGCAATTATAATATCTAGCTAGAAGATAACATATCTTATCAGCTTCTTCAAGTTTCTCAGGACGACCATAATAGGCGCAAACTAAAGCTGTTTTAAAGTTATTATAAGGAGAAGGATTCATCCAAACTTTAATACTATTGTGAGAGTGTTTATTAGTAATAGCTGCTTTCTCTTTATTAACACCAACAGGGTCATAACTAATACTATAAAGTCCAGGAGGTGTACCAAAAGTAAGTTGACCTTTATAATCTTTGTATTGTATCTTCATTGGATTAAACCATTTACGAATACAACCGTGAGGATGTTCATTACCACGTCTAGGAACACCTTCAATCCAATCATAAAAATCTACATTATGTCTGCCACCTTCTTTTTCTATTCTAGCATTAGTTTTAAATTCAACTCCACCTTTGTTGTCTTCATACAACATTCCATCAACATAAAACTTATAAGCATTATCAACTCTAAGCTTCTCTTCCCATTCCATAAGTTCCTCACTACTAAACAGATTCTCAGTAGCAGAACTAAATGATTCAGAAGGCATAAGAGCATACTGACCTAGATAGTTAATATAATCAGCAAAAGTTTTAGCTTTTTCTTTTTTAATTTTACGTTCACGAAGAGCAATACGAATACCAACTTCGATATCTGAATTACCATCAGCATCCATAGCTAGTTTATCACCAAGTCTACCTTGAAGACCCCAACAATAAGCTTTAAAATAACCACAAACTTCATTCCTCATGTCTTTATCCCAAACATTTTCAAAAGGCATAAAGTTAAAAGATTGAGGACTATAAAAGTTTTGTTCAAATATTTGCATATTACCACTAGTAGCAGTACCCCAAGCACATAAGTTACCTGTTGTATAACTACCAGTTCTCATAGCAGGCTCAGTAACATTCATAAATTCATCAAAGTTATCCATTGTAGAAACCTCTTCAACTTTAACTTTGACAGCATCTTTACCAATAGCACAATCAGGATTATTCATCGCTGAAACACTAAACAAAGCACTATTCCAAGATTTAGGAGATACTACACCATTAGGAAGTTTATAACCTAATACAAAGTTTTCATTATTAAGAGAAAGAATACCACGCTTAAAGAAAGTTTCATTCTCATAGAAACGAAGATTAGCAATAGTAAAATCAGTAAGACCACCTTTAGCAGTAAGAAACTTTTTATCAACAGCCACATGAATACAAACCTTATTAGGAGAAAGATTTATTTCATTAGCACTATCAGCAGCCATAATATAACTAAAACCTCCACGTCTAGTTTTATCTATAAGAAGATGAAATCCATTAAGTATGGCAAATTCCATACAAGCAAAAGTCCAAAATTGAGCATCAATAAATTTAGGAAAATCATAATGTTTTTTAGCAACACTAGCTTTATCACTATAACTAATACTAGATTCATCTAGCTGTTCCATATTAATATAATTAAGATAATTATACATAGAACCACTAATATGAAGATTTTCTAATTTACCATTACGAATCAAACAAGGAGCATCAAAACCATATTTTCTTCTATATTCTTCTCTCTTACGAAGTTGTCTATGAGGAATACTATCTTCCTTAAAGAAAGTGTATTTGTTATTAGCTCTATGAAAATCAGCCATTTCTGTAAGTTTGTGAGTATCTACAAACTTATCATTAATGTTAATATCCATAAGAAAACCTCCACTATCTCCAATCATAAACAGATTATTAGGGTCATTATAGCCTACATCTCTAGCTCTTTTATAACGACTTTTATTCTCAAGAATATAATTCAGAAAAGGATATTCTCTAATAAATTTATTATCTATATCATATTGTTCCATATCTATAATATACTTATAATAAACAAAATGATAGATGCTGCACCAGCAACACCTATCATATTCCTTTGTTTAGTAACTTTCTTAACTTTAGTTTTAAGTTGACCTATAGTTTTATCATTATTAGCTATAATGCAACTATCATTATAAACTATATTTCTAAGAACCTTATTAGCTTCTTTTTCATATTTAAGTTCCACTAGTTTACTATTTACTATACGTAAATCATCAATAGAAACATTAACTGAATCTTGATTAACTAGCTCCCCCGTAGAAGGAATGTATGGATTACTCCCTGATAAGTCTATAGAACAACTTAACAGTACTATCATTATCAAGTGCTTTAACTTCAATAATCTCTGCATCTTTAATACTATCTAATTTATTAAGTTTATTTTTATACTCTTTATTTACTATCTTAATACTATCAATAATATGTTTATTATTATCAATTCTTTCATTATATGAAAGACAAGTATTAATACAATATCCTATTAACATCGCAAATATCAATGCCGTGATAAGAGGTATAATTCTTTTAATAATACCATTTATATCATCCATTACATATCCTCTTCATTAATCAAAGTATAAGTAAATGATTTACAACCAGTATAAGCAATCTGTTTCTTAGCTACAGCTACAAGTATTACAAGATTACTAGCACTAGCTACAACTTGACAACCTGCACTCCAATTATTAATAACTGTAGATTCAAGACCTGCTTTATGAATGTTGATTCCAAATACACCTTCATCTATAGAAATTGGATTATAATCGTATGTTTCATCATGATTATTATCTCTATAAACTTTAACAGGTTTTCTCTGAACTAAAGCTTCATACTTACCTTTATGTTTACCTAGTTGATAACAACCTCTATATTGACCAGGAACAAGTATAGCACAACCTTTAACATTAGATGGATTTTTAAGCTCTGTTATACCAGGGTCTGTAGTAGCAGGAAAAACATATCTTATAGTTTTATTAAGTTCATCATTATAAATTAAAACTATAGCATCATCAAAAGTATTTGTGCATTTATTACCTTTAGCTCTAACACCTATAATATTAAGGTTATACTTACCTTTTGTAAAATAAACATAACCTTTACCTTCTAAAAGTGTTTTGAAATCATATTTCTTACATTTATTAATTAATTCTTTATTCATAACAATTTAAAATAAACTAAGTTGATTATTAACTTTATTACTATTACTATCCAAAAAAGTTTTTCTATCTCTTAATATAGCATCTACTTCATTACGAAGATAATTAATATGATACCAATTTATAGTTTCCTCACCATTTTCATCTATAGGATATTGATTATTTTTATCTCTATAAGGCATACCATATTGATTCTTAACAAAAGGACTTCCAATATGACATAGACCTAGACCTACACAAGGAATATCTAGAATAAGCTCAACCATTCTAGCATAAGTAGAAAGTTGCATAGTGTAGTGCATACCATTACAATTATCCAAATGAGAAAGAGGAGGTAGCATTTTTTCATCTTTAACAATATATTGATTAGTTAGCTGAGCAGGAGTTGTAGACTTATCTTTCTTAAAATATCCAGCTTCAAACTGAAGACCATTTCTATTAGTTTTCCAATCTAGAATTACAAATCTATCCTCTTTAATACATAATATATCTATAGTTCCACTAATTAAATAATCAATAAGAAAAGCACCAATTTCAGAATAAATAGTATAACCTTTATTTATATAGAAATTAAATACATCATAAATCTTTTCATACTTATTATTAGTAGCTTCTTTAAACTTATTTAAATCTAAAGGTCTAGGAATCATATTAGGAATATCTGCAACTGTAATACAACGACCACTTTCAACTTGATTAAGATATTGTATAGCATTTTTAAACATACTATTTTCTTTAATAGCATCTTCTATACCATTATGAGTTGCAGTTCCTCTAGAGCAAGCTTCATCTGTTATAGCCTGCCATTGTCTTTCAAGTTCTTTAGAACTAATACCTAACTCTCTAGACTTCTTTCTAAGCCAATACTTTTTATCAAATTTAGGTGTATAATTATCGTGTATCATAGTAGTAACACTAATATAACTATTACCTAAACTATCAGTATATTTATGAGTAGGTTCATCAAAATAAAGATAATCACTATTATATCTAGAATCCATAACTTATTAATAATTACTAGCATCCATTGAACTTAATACAGCATTACCTCCTCTAGCAACTTCAGTTTCTTTTTCATACATAAGATTCTGTTTAGCTTCTTCTAGTCTTTTAATTATACTAGGAAGTTCACTAGCTTTCTTATTAACATTGTCAACCATTCCTAGAATGTTTGGTAAATCATCAAGAGTAAGACCTGATTGAAGTTTTTCATTAAGAATAGTATTAATAGCATCAACTGATAGATTTATATTATGAATACCTTTTTGAATATTCTCAACAACTTTACCAGCTTCAGTTATATTTTGATAATAATATCTTTTAATTATCTTTTGAACAAGTTCATCAGGAATATAATCATCTTTAAGACCTGCTTGCTGAATAGCCATTTTCAGAGATTCAGCATCACTAAGTCCACTTTGTTTAGCAGGAGATTTAGGATCTCCAAGATAATAAATAACTATACACTCTCTAATATAATTAGACTTATCTTTAGTCTTATCTCTAGTGTATAACTGTTTAATATCTTTATCCATTAATTGACGAATAGTTGGAGCAACAGGCATACCACTATCGTCAATTACTAACATCTTATCTATTATTAAATCAGCACTAATCATACAGGTTCAATAGTTTCTTCAATACAAGTAAAAGTTCTAAAGAAATACATCATAAGACGTGCATAGGATTCACCATAATTTTCAACATAATAATTATAAAGCTTTCTATTATCTGTAATAGACATTGAAACTAAATAATTATAGTGTCTAAGATACTTATTCTCAATAAGATTGTCAATAACAAGCTTCTTACGAAACATAACATATTCTTGTTTGCTCATAGTTTTCTCAGCTTGTCTAACAACATCAATATTATCTATAATGGCTTTCTTATTTTCATTATATCTAATAGTACCAATAAAAGGTAGACTTGTCCATCTACCTTCTTTGATAAAATTAGAAGCATCTAGCTCTAGTTGTTTAATTAAATCTAGAGCTATTTCCTTATCTATAATGTTATCATCAATAGCCTCAAGAACATCTTCTTTTCTAACTATTGTAACATCATATCCTCTAGGAAATTTTCTAGTATTTTTATCACTTGACATACTATAAGGATTAAGATATTACTTATCTAGCTCCCCCGTAGAAGAGGTATTGATAAACATAAGCTTACTACTACTTTTACCTTTTAGTTTATCATTAACTTTAACTCTACATCCATGAATATAACTATTAGGAACTACTTTGAAACTAATAAAACAAGCTTTATCTTGAATCAAAATACTATCTTTATAAATAGTAGGATTCTCATTGACAAGAGCAAGGAAATAGTTAATATCCAAAACATTGTCTTCTCCAGCTACAGTTTGACTAATAGCTATATCACTACCTGTCATAATAAGTTTATCTCCAAGATGAAGACCTGCTACAAACTCTTTAGCATTAGTGTCTGCTGCTGTTTTAATAAACAAAGGAATACACATACTAGTTCCATTATTCTTCTTCTTAGCATTTGAAATAATAACAGAAGGATTTTCTTTACAAACAAGAGCAATCAAAGAATAATTAGGAGCTACTTGAATAGAATTAGTTTGGTCAACTAAATACTCAAGAGGAATCTCACTAAGTTTAGTAGGAAGATTGTATTCTAACTCTACATTCTTACCTGTAACATCTTTACTAAGTTTAAATTTAATCATAAAGTATAAGTTATTTAATTTTTAAAATAAGACTACTATTGAAACTAAAAGTCAACTTATAGTCCGTTATTATGATACAAATATAGATATTTACTTAATTGTATCAAAATCCATTAAGTTAATTTAACTTAATGTGAAAATAATCATATAAATTTCATTTTATCAAACATATATAATAAAGGTATAAATATAATAAGGTATATTTGCATTAGGACCGATGGGTTGGGTTACGGTGGTAACGTAATAAGGAGTACTCAAATAGAGGAAACTTCCAACAGCTTTCTGTATTAAGCATGGATTGTTGTAGATGTTCGGTAGTGATAAACGAGAACAGGTCAACAAATACCTTTAATACCTAGTCTAGATACTGTTCAAGATTCTCTACAATTAATAGTAACCAAACTATTGTGTGGACACTCTTGCTTGAATGGGAAAGAACCATCAAGGAGAACTCCTCCCTTAACACATAGGAGAACTCTAAAGATATATTACATGAGATTTAACAACAAGTTGTTATCACTCTTATAGTAATAATCTAATGACTACTTATGCTCATAAAATTACTATAGATAATCATAACGATAAATAATTACGTACTTAATATAGAAAGCTTGAATGTGGTCTATCCACTAAAGATGCTACGAGTTGTGAAACTAGTAGCATTTTTTATTGCCCTAAAGTTAACAATATTAGACATAATAAATATAATAGCTCCCCCGTAGAAGGAATATGTGATGTATAAACTCTTGCTAATTATAATTAGTTATACTAGTCAAAGAGTTAATTATATCATAATCTCTTCTACGGGGGAGTTAGTTTTACTATCAGTGAAGATGATGAAGAAGCGTCAGCTTCTGAAACATCTGAACGGAACTCTAGTCATCAAACATTTAGCTCTACTAGCAGTAATAGCTATAATCATAATAATATAATTGCAATTAGACAATAAGATAATAATGAAATTATGACTTGAGCTTATAATGATAGTAGAATTAAAACTAAAACTAGAGTTTTAGATAGAGATAATATTGATAATTATAATAATGAATATTATGGTTATAATAGTTATTATTATAGTAATAATAGATATTATATAGAATATGATGATTGTGATGATAATGATTTAAATGATGATGAAGAAAACATAAAAGTAAAAGTGAGAATAAGGATAAAGGTAGTCATAATATTAAAACTAAAAGTAAAACAATAATACATAAATAATATAGTTTATAGGTGTGAGTGAGGAGTTGATAAATATAATAATGATATTAATAAGTATAATATAGAATGTAATAGTAATAGTAATAGTAATAATAGAGTAAAAGATAATAGAGAATGTGGAATATCGGATATTGAATATTGAATGTTTATAGGTGTGAGTAGGGGTGTATGTACTGCAACCCCTGGCTCTCAAAGTAAGAGTTGAACCACCCCCGTCCTCGACAACAATAAAAAACCAACTTCTCACATCAATAAAAAACCAAGTCTTGGCAGAAAAGGTTTCTGCCCTTGAACAATAACCATTAAAACTTATCGTCATGGAAAAGAAATCATTAGTACTGGGTGTTAACGTTGCAAACATGTTTGTTGACAAGGAAGATAGACTGAAGTTGGTCTTCAAGTTTAAAGAGATGTTTGAAGCTCGCAAGTTAGACAAGACTACAGGCGAGTTTATCATAACAAAGGACAACGAACTGTCTTTTACGAAAAAACAGTTCATATTTAAACTAAAAGACGACTTCATCATCAACGTCATAGCAACAAACCTGAAGTTTGACCAACTATTGCCGATTGAAGTACTTGGCATCTTCAAAGATGTCAAACTTACTATCGAGCGTACTCGCCTTGAAGAAGGTGATACATATCTCGATATGGACGGCAATGAACAAACTGCTGATGGCACAGTGTTTCTTACTGAACTCAAGAACATTGAGTTCACAGACGATAACATTGATGCAATCAAAGCAGCAATAATCGGACAAGCTTCTGAAGAAGACAAACCAAAGGTTGCTGCAATGCTCAACATCGTACTCTAATTAGTTTGGCTATTCATGCTGACCACCACAAAGGTCGTCGGCATGATTAGCCTGCTAATCATCATCGTCTGACAACAACTAAACAAACAGTTGACAACAATAAAAAAACAAGTCTTGACACCAATAAAAAAACAAGGTTCGGTAACAGCTTACTGAAACTGTTGTAAGACTTGTATAAGAGTTTTATAAGAGTTTTAATATTGCAGCTATTGAAGCTGCTGTAAGTCTTGTTACTGATGGTTCATCTTGACCATCTAAAACATTTAGAGGTATACCTTAAATTCATCAAGGTATTAAAATATGTGATGATATAACTAATTTAAATAATGGAGGACATTATTATGATATTAACAGAAGAAAGAACATCTACCATTAAGTTTGGTAGCGAATTTACACATGTTGATTACTTTTGTGATAACAAAGTTATTGTTGTTGGATTTAAGTCTCCTAGAGAAGCAAAACTTTTTAAAGAAGAAATAATAAATAAGTATGCTTCTATGTTTGAAGTTGAAAGAAGTATATATGCGGTTATGCTTAGGGCTTGTGATGGTGTTACTATCACTAACGTAACTAGAGATGACTCCTTGACATTGTTGTCAATATCATTAAGTTATGCCTGCTCTTTTGCAAGCTAAAACTACTCTTATCTCTCCTGATAATCTTGTTATCATCGGGAGAGATAATACTCTAAAAACAACAAATAAAATAAAAACAATAAGTATAAAACTCATACTCTTATGAATACTATCGAATTAAAATTCAATGAGAAGCTGCTTAATACTTTAAAAAGCAGAATAAAATATGTAGGTACTGGTAGTGTTAAAGTTAAAGGTGACATTATAGTATTCACCCATAATTCTAATGCTATTCTTGTATCTCTTATAAAGAGAAAAGATATAGCCGTAACTGAAAACAATATACAAGCTATGGCAAAGTGTTTAATGTTTTAAAATCATATTATGAAAACGATGAAAATTTATAACGGCATTGAAGAAATAGTAAACATAAACAATAAACAATAAAACACGATATGATTATAAGTAAGTTAGAAACCTACGAAATTTATAATAAAGTTCGTAGAGTTAATCATTACAAAGCAAGCAATGCTGTAGTGATTGAGTTTGTAAATAAACAAGATGCTATTGATTACACTAAATACTTTAATCGTATGCGTTATATTCATGCAGAATGTGATAATACTTCTGTATTGATATATGCTAAAGATAAAGATTATATTGTAATAAACAAAGTCTTTATAAACAAAAAAGACAACATTACTATATTGGAAATCAAAAAATTTTAATTATGAAAATATACCATTTTTATAGTAGCATTGAAGAAATAGTAAATGCTGCTGTTAAAGCAACTGAAGTTGAAATCGACCATCTATTTTTTATTCCTGAAAAGGAAAGTAATAATGATGGTTGGTGTGATGCCCATAGATATGGGTATAATTCAAAAACTGGTAAATGTTATGATTTAGGTATTACTGATGTAATGCCTAAAATCGACTATACAGGATTTGTATTTGACTTTGTACCTAACGGCATACATATTGCTAAGAGAGATAGAACTACTTTTAAAGTAGATTGTTTTTTATATTCATCTACAGAAATAGATTGACATTATGAGAAAGTTTATACAATGTATACTATTAATGGTTATAAGTAGTTGTTGCTTTGCAATGACTATTATAGCCGTTATTGGCTATAATCAACTTGTATATAATACAAGTGATGGTATGGTCATATTCGTGATAACAGGTGTATTTATAAGCGGAGTAATATCCGCTTATGAGTTTATCAAAGGCTTTAACGAACTATTTTGTAAATAATCTTATAACTCCTAATGATAGTATTTAAGCTATCGTTAGGAGTATAATTTATAATAAACTTATCAATAACCATTAAAATTTTTAATTATGAACACTAATGAAGTATTGAGCCAGCTGAAGGCAGTAAAGGAAAACGAGAATGTAAAGGACTTGGTAGTTCGTAACATTAACACTAAGGATATGTCTACTTGGACTAGAGTTAGTGTAACTCTTGATAAGCCTGTTAAGGCTTATGTTGCCAATCAAGAAACAGGTGAATATGTTGTAGGTAGTAATAACATTATATATGTTAGTACTTTCTCTCTTATAGCAGCTATGAGAGAGAATCCTGACCTTGCTTTTGCAGGTAATCATCTTATAGAGCATCCAATGGCTATTGGAGTAGTCTTTAGTGGTGCTAAGATTGATGTTATCCTTGAAAAGGTAACAGAAGGTCAGGAATATAGCAATCCATTTAGCGATAATGCTGCTGAAAGTATCATTGAGCATGATAATTATTTTGCTCATATTTATAACATAAGACTCTCTGAAAGAGGGTTGAAGATGATTGATAAGATTGCAGATAAAATGCTCTGTTTCGATTAATAACATTATTGTGCTAATAGTACTAATATTAATATTGGTGCTATTAGCACTTTAGTAAAAACATGTATAACAAATAAACATCATAAAGATTATGATATACTTTTTTAAATCGTCTCATAAGGCTGAGACTAAAAGTCAGATAAGTGTTCTTAGTAATAGTTTTGAGCAAGCTCTTATAAGAGTTAGTCAATACTTTACTGATAAAGGTTTTGTTGGTAAACCTATACAAATTAGTTTTATTATTGGTATGCTTATGTGTATTAGTAGTATTAATTGTTCTGCTGCTAAGAGTGATACTCTTGCAGTAAATAATAGTCTTATAACTAAAGTTATAAGACATAATACTACTACTAGTAAGGGTAAACCTATAACTAAGTATTATTTTGTATATAACGGTAATTTAGTTTCTACAACAAAGACTGTTGTAGACAAATATGAGCTTGCAAAAGCTTATGGTGTAAGAATTGCTCTTATTATCATCAAAAATAAGAGAATTGCTTTGAATTAATTCATATAATAGTTATCTTTGTTCATGTTAAACTAATAAATATTATAATATGAATGAAGATAACTTTATAGATGAATTTACTCTCGATGAAGTAGAGGTTGATAATGATTGTATATCTGATGATATAGATGATTATGACCTCTATGGTCAAAGAATGGTTGGTGATGATAAGGAATCAGATACTAACATTGAATTTGAATAATAATAATAATAAAAGATTTATTATGAGTAAGAACAATCCTACAAAAGCTGAAAAGTGTAGAAGCACTAAACTTAGTAAGTGTGATGTTTCAACATTGGTTGGAATTATCCTTAGAAAAGATGCTAAAGAAAAGAATTTAAATTATAAAGTTAAATCAATTAGTAATGAGAATAATATTCTACATGAAACTGTAAGTGATTTAACAGCTAAAGTTTATTCTCTTGAAAGAGAACTTAAAACATTTAATTCTATATTTGCCACAAATAAGCAAATTCTAGAAGCCACTAAAAAAGACAATAAACGTCTTATAGAACATGTAAATGAAATGGCTTTCAAATATAGTAAAGCTAAACATAAAGCTATGTATATGTATATTATAGGTGTTATACTTATTAATATTGCATGGATATGCTTTAGTGTGTGGTAATTTTTCATTATTTTGTTTTTATTATATTTTTTGTTCCACTATTGCTTGTGAAAGTAGTAGTGGTTTTATTTATAAACTAATTAAAAAAGATAATTATGAAAAAGAATATAATTTTAATAATAATGTTTGTTGTATTAGTATGTGCTGGAATAACTATTTATTTTCAGCATAAAACTATAACCGAACAACATAGTACTATAAATGATTTCAGAGCATATTATAATGCTGTTGAAGATTTATTAGATACTATTGATAAAGACGTAAACATTACTGACACTTATATGTGTGGTGATGTAGGTTATAACTATTATCAAGCTGTTATTAAAATAACAGATTGTAATAGAGTTAAACTATCTAATTATAAACCTATAAATAAACAATATTATGGAGAATAAAGTTTCTAATGAACTTCTTAATCTTTTTCTTAATGATGGACATCAACTTCCTAATCCTCCTGATGTTGTAGAACTTCCTGATGATGTTGTAAAAGATATTTGGGAAGACCATGAAACTGACTATTGGGTGTCATATAATAAAGATAACCCAGTAAATTAATAATATACTTCTTCTCTGTGGGCTTCAAATCAATTTGACGATAGATTTATCAGATAAGAGATTTGAAGCCTTTATTTTGAATTTTCAAAAAATTAAATAAACAATGTATATCTTCTAGTAAGTGTAGTTTATACTACGGCTTATGGTGCGAAACCAGCTAGAAGAACTAAAGTAGTAAGAGATAATACTCATAACCTCTTCTACGGGGGAGTTAGTACTGCCCTTAATCATAAGTGTACTAATGTAACTAATATTATTAATAATTTAAATTTACTGTAAAATGGCAAAACATGATGAAAGTAAGGATTTGTTTAGAGTATCTAGAGTTTGTGGTATTGATTATAGCGATAAACTCATAAGGATTCGTGATAAATCTAGAGTTGGTATTAAAACATGGGGAAGAATTGATTTTCTTGTTCATTATTGTGGCTGGCATTGTATATATGATAGAACAGCTACAATAATTGATAGTTCTGATGAATCTGGTAAGAGTTATAGGGAAATCAAAAAAGAGAATAAACAACATAAACTAAGTAATAAACGTGATGGAAATAAGAGGTCTAAAGCTGAAGCTTAAAGTTAAATCTAAAGCTAAACCTAAACCTAAACGTTTAAATAGTAAGACTAGTTCCCCCGTAGAAGAATGTTATAAGCGTGTATCTCTACTTGTTATTGGTACTGTTGTTTATAAAGATAATTCTTATTATGCTCATATATCTAAAAATGATTTAGATGGTAGATTATATCCTAATTCTACTATACCTATTGAAATTAAAGATTATGAGATTCCTTTTACTGACGATAGCTATAATCTTAGATATAGAACTGTTATATTTGAACGTGGTAATGAACTTATATGTCGTATATTAAGTTTGTTTACTGCTTCTATTAATAGTTCTTATTCTGATAAATATGTACCTTTTAATCCTAATTGGTATATAATTGGAAATATTGTCGGTAATGGTACTAAACTTAAATTTGAATTTAAACATTTAGGCAATAGAATTGATATTAGTGGAAGAATTAAAAAAGATAATATAAATGATTATGAATAATGACAGTAATAAGATTAAATGAAGCTAGTAAATCTAATCTTAGAGATAGTTCTGAAATTACTAATTTTACAGATGACCAACGTAAAGCTTATTTTGAACTTATAAGTTTTATTAATGAGCCTTATAATCCTAATGATTGGAAACGTGCTCTTGTTGGTCCTGGAGGTGTAGGTAAGACTTATCTTGTAAGAACTATTATTAAGAATTGTAATATTTCTTATTCTATGATTGGTCTTGCTACTCCTACACATAAAGCTTGTAGAGTTCTCAGGACTTCTCTAGGTTTAGATGTTAATTGTAAGGTAAATACTCTTCAATCAGATTTGGGTCTTAGACTTAATTTTGATGTTGAAAAGTTTGACATCAACAATCCTCCGTTTGACCCTAAGAGTAAACCTAAAATAGATGAATATCAACTTTATATAGTTGATGAAGCATCTATGATTAATAAAGGTTTGCTTACATATCTTGAACGTAAACTTAAAGAGAATAGAATTAAACTTATTTATATTGGTGATGACCATCAGTTAGCACCTGTAAATGAGAAATTTAGTCCTGCTTTCAAAGGTATTAAAACTCACAAACTTACTCAAATTGTAAGACAAGAAGAAGACAATCCTCTTATACCATTACTTGATATGCTTAGAAAAGATATAGATAATAAATCTTATGATTTTCTTAATTATATAAGTAAAGTTAAAGAAGGATTTGATGAAACTAACACTAAAGGTTTTAGAGTTTTAGATTGTCGTGATTTTAACGAAGAAGTCATAACTCAATTTTCAGACCCTCAAATAACTACTAATACTGATAGTGTTCGTATTCTAGCTTACACTAATATGTGTGTTTCTAGTTGGAATAAGTTTATTCGTGAGATTATAATTAAAGATGGTGAAAAATCAATTATAACTAATAATGATTTGATAACATCTTATACAACTATAGTTGACGAATTTAACTCTATTATAATTAGAAACAGTGAAGATTATATTATAAACGATATTGTAAACTATAATCATCCTACTTATAAAATTAAAGGTTTTATGATTAAATTTCAAGCCATCCATGGTGGTGAAATAGCTAAACCTTTATTTGTACTTGACCACACTGATGGATTTAGTGTGCAAATGTATATGAAATTAAGTAATAGTTTGATACAACATGCTAAATCTGCTAGAAGAAATATGAGAGCTGCTGCATGGAAAGAATATTATAAGTTTAAAGAAGGTTGTCTTCTTGCAACAAATATTGTTCGTATTAATGGAGAGATTCTTTATTCTAGAGATTTAGATTATGGTTTTGCTCAAACTGTTCATAAGAGTTAGTAACTTGGCTCTTATAAAATTCCCTTAACTGCTGGAACTTCGTGAAGATGATAGTGCTACAACATAAGATGAAAATCTAAGTGTGAATGCTTGAAAAACTATTGTTATATGATAATCAGCAGCCAAGACCCTTGATACTGTTAGTGATAATAGTATGGGTAAGGTTCATCGACTATCCGAAAGGAGTAGATTGCTAAACAATCGAAATGGGGAAATACTATTCATAATAGTATAAGATATAGTCAGGCTTAATATGAAAGTATTAAGGTTATGCAAGGTAGTACTTATGATAATGTTATGATTGATGTTAATGATATTGTTTATGATAAGAATGGTAGACCTTATACAGATGTTGTTGAAACAAATAAGCGTTTATATGTAGCTTTATCAAGAGCAAAATACAAGGCATTTCTCAAATTTGGATAAGCGTAGACCCATATTCCTTTAGCTCTGACGGCTTGAATGTCTTTAGCTGATTAATATATCAGCAAACACATTCAAGCTCGTCAGATTGAATTTTCAAATAATTAAATAACTATTAATATTAAAGATATGTGTCAAGAAGAAGTAAAACATGAAGTTGCTGAAACTAAAAAATGTTCTGTTTGCGGCGAAGTATTACCAGTAGATATGTTTACAAGACGTGGTGTAGGTAGAGAAAATGTTTGCATTACATGTAAACGTAAACAAAGTGGTAAATCTGAAGCTTTAGCTCAATTTACTCCTAGAGAGCTAATTGAAGAGCTTAAAGCTAGAGGTTATAAAGGTAAACTTACATATACTGTTGTTAAAACTCTAAATATTTAAGTTATGGGTAAAAATAGAAATAAACATAGAAATCTAGTTCCTAATATTTATAGACTTAGGATTGAGGAGGTTATGTATATTGTTGATGATAAACACATAAAATGTATTATTAAATATGTTAATCCTATAACACTCAATTTACAAACGTCTAATGGTGTCGCTAATTGTAATCCTAATGATACATTTGATGTATCTGTTGGTAAACATTTAGCTGAAAGTAGAGCTAAATATAATATGTATAGAGGATATAAAAAATACATAGATGTTCTATTAAGCGATGTATTCACTAAATATGATAAACTTCTTGAAAGAGAAAGTAAGCACATTCAAGATATTATAAATGAATTGTAATAAATGTCCTCTTAGAATGTTCAATAATAAGTGTTATAATCTACAACCTACAGGTAATCCTATATATGGAAATGCTATTGTAGTTCCTAATGTAGATTATAACGCTTATAAGAATAAAGGAATGAGTTTTAGTAAGTATGTAGAAGTGATTAAAGATATAATCTCTTCTACGGGGGAGCTAGATGACTATTATGTTATTCCTCTTATACGTTGTAGACTTGCTAAAGAATGTCCTGTAAATAGTGAAATATTAACTAATTGTTCTGCTTATTTTGCTAGAGAAATAGTAAGATATAAACTTAGACATGTAATGCTTCTTGGTGATGCTGCTAAGTTTTGGCTTAACATAGATAATATAAGTTCTTATACAGATTCTGTTATATGTGATTCTAAAACTAGAACTATATATAATGTTTCTTACTCTCCTTTTATCAAATACATAGATGATAATAAGTTTGAAGATTTCAAATCTCATCTAATTAAATGGTATAATAGTATTAAAACAGGTATTTATGATTATGATATTATTAATATATGATTCGTAGTTGGGCTTATGACGTAGAGATATTTCCTAATCTATTTAGTGTTACTTTTGTTAATATTAAAGATTATCTTAAAGTATTTGCTGATTGTGGAACTAATGCTCTAACAGATAAATATAAAGTAAGTGAAATTAAATATAAACTTGAAACAGTTGAAAGTAGAATATTTTATATAAGTGATACTGATGATTCTCAACTTCTTAAACTAGTTTCTTTTATAAATGACATGGAAGCTAGATTTGATGATAATGGTAATCCTATTAGATATGACTTATTTGGATATAATAATCAAGCTTATGATGATATGATGATTAAAGCTTTTCTTATGAACTTTAATCGTTATGATTCTTCTGCATCTCTCATAAAGTATCTTTATGAATTAAGTAAAAAACTTATTTCTATGCAAGATGATAAATCTGCATTATGGGCTGATAAAGAACTTGATTATATACGTAAGTATAGACTTCCGTATGCTACTGTAGATTTGTTTAAAGTTTATGCTTTAAATAGTGCTGGAGTAAATATAGATAAAGATGGTAATAGAAACAAATTTGGTAAAAGTCTAAAGATGGTTTCTATTAACCTTAAATGGCATGAACTATTAGATTTTACATTACCTCCTATTAATGAAGAAGAAGCTGAATTTTATAGGAAGAATCCTACTTATAGAGGATTTAGTGTTGAACAACTTAATGCTTTATATACTAATGACTTTGATAGATATGTTCTTCCTAAATATGTTAAGCCTATGCTTCATTATAATAAGAATGATGTTTATATAGTATGTGAAATAGCAAGACAAAAACCTGAAGAAATAAAACTTCGATATAGTCTTGGTCATGCTTTCAATCTTAATCTATTGTGTAGTGCTAGAAGTAATATAGCTGATAAACTTTTATATAAGTTCTATTCTGAAATGAGTGGACTTAAAGTTGAAGCTTTTAAGAAACTTAGAACTGAACGTACTCGTCTTAGTTTTAATAAAATTATATTTCCTCATATATGCTTTAAAACAAAGCAACTTCAAGATATTCTTGCAGATATGAAACAAATATATATTTATCATACTAATAAAGATGCGTTTTGTAAAGAGTTTACTTTTTATGGTACTACTTATACTTTAGCAACTGGAGGACTTCATAGTCAAGATAGACCGTGTGAACTTAAAAGCTATGAACACAAGTGGTTTTACATCCACTACGACGTGTCTAGCTTCTATCCGAGTGTGATGGTTGCTTATAATATAGCTCCTAAACATCTTAATCAAAGAGTTTTTACTAAAATGGTTGATTATTTTAGAACAACTCGTATTAAGTGTAAACACACTAAAGATGAAGTAGAACAGTTTATCAAAGGTGTTCATAATAGTCTTAGTGCTGAAGCACTTAAAATTGTTATTAATGCTATATACGGAAAATTTGGATTTTCAGATTTTTATCTCTATGACAGATTTGCCCAAATGCAAGTTACTATCAATGGTCAACTTATGCTTTTAATGCTAATTGAAGCTCTTGAACTTGAAGGTATTCATGTTGTATCAGCTAATACTGATGGTATAATTATTAAACTTCCAGCAGATAAAGAAGAAGATTTCAAAAGAATAACTGATGAATGGTGTGCTCAAAATAAACTTGAAGCAGATAGTGAACGTTATAAACTCTTCGTTGCTAGAGATATTAATAATTATGTCAATAAACAACAAAATGATAAACTTGAATATAAAGGTGCTCTAGACCCTAAACAATATATTAAAGATTTGAAGAAGGGTTATGATATGCCTATTGTAGCTAAAGCTGTTTGTGATTATTTTCTTAATGGAACTCCTGTTATAGAAACATTAAAGTCTCATAATAATATTCTTGATTTTTGTAAAACTCAGAATGTTGGAAAGCAATTTGATGTAGTTTATGATAAGGTTATTAATGGTAAAGTTAAGACTATAGAAAGTCAGCGTCATGTTAGATTTTATGTCAGTCTTAATGGAGTTATAATATATAAGAAACATAAAACAACTGAAGCTAAATCTGTTCTAGCTAGCGGATTACCAGTTACTATTCTTAATAGTTTAGATGATAAATCTATTGAAGAAAGAGGTATAGATTATAAGTATTATTATAACGAAGCTTATAAGATTATAAATCCTATAAAACTTGGTATATCTCCTAATAGAAAAGGTGATAGTAATAAGAAACTTCTTAGTGGAAAAGTTATGCTTAAACGTAACTTTGGTTTATATAATAGTTTATTTGATGATGAAACTAATGAATAATATAACAATATGATTGAAACAGAACTATTTAATGTTGCTGTTAATCAATGGAGAGATAAAAAAGGTAAAGGTACTATGATTTGTCCTAAACCTCTTGATTGTTCTATTCCTTTGGTAACAGTATTGACAAATGTACTAACTCGTAGTCCTACTGCTAATATATTAGTATTAGTAGATGGATTTACTGATAGACTTGAAGTTATTAATAAGTTTAAAGAATTAAATGATAAAGGAGAAACACTTCTTCTTTCTAAATTTAATGATAAACATATTTCTATTCATAGTCAAGATTATAATGATGGTAATGAAAGAAGAACAAATGTTTTTCTGACTATATGTTATAAGACTAGTACTATAATGGAAGCAACTTATGTAACTTTAGGTCTTAGTAGATTTAAACTAGTTATTGTAGATAAAGTTTTAGATAATGAATCTATGACTTATTTATCTAAAGTTTGTCCTACTCTTGATACATTTAGACAACAAGAACTCGATGCAGTTCGTATTAACACCCCCGTAGAAGAAGTATTGATACCTCTTCGTCTTGATTCTAATTCTGAAGATGCTAATCTTCTAGATAAATATAATAAAGAAATTTCCACATCTATAAATATATTTGGAAGTTTTGATGTTATGAATGAAGCTAGAATTGGTAATAGTAAAACTAATACTTCTGCTTTGGATGTATGTAATCGAATTGCTAAAGATAATGGTTGGGATTTAAATCTTGATATGAGTATTGAAATTAATCGTGAAATTGATAAGTATTATAATCCTCTTGCTATTAATGATAGAGCTTCTAGAACATTTGAATTGATTCGTCTTAGAAGTAATCTTCTTAGTGACAATAATATAAAACTTAAAGAGATTAACGATATAGTTGAAGAAAATAAAGATAAAAAAATTCTAATCATTAACAAACGTGGAGAATTTGCTTCTGATGTAACTAACTATCTTAATACGCTTAATGATAAAGATATATGCGGTAATTATCATGATAAAGTTGAAAATGTTATAGCTATTGATGATAACGGTAATATTATTTATTATAAAAGTGGTGCTAAGAAAGGACTACCTAAGTATTTAGGTGTTACTAGTCAGAAGAAACAATCTCAACGTAATTTCAATCTCAATAAGATTAATGTGCTATCTACTTCTAATTCTCCTGATAAGGAGTTAGATATTGATGTAGATATTATCATTATAACAAGTCCTTTATGTGAGGATATACGTTCTTATTTATATCGTATGAGCAATCTAAACGTGTCTAATCCATTAAAATTATACACCTTATATATAAAGGGTACTATGGAAGAAAAACGTATAGAAGAAAGAGAATATGACAGATATAGAAATGTAACCACAAAAGAAATTGATGTTGATATTGAAAATAATAATGACTGTATTGTTGTAGATTAAAATAATGTTTGTATATTTGCAATGTAAAACAAAACAAGCTCTTTGATATAATGAATAAACAAGAAGAACATAAAGTTGATAACAATAATCAACTTGCTAAGAGTTCTACTAATAACTTGGGTGTTATTAATCTTCTTGATGAAAAACAATTAGCTGCTGCTGAAGTTTTTCTTAAAAAGATTATAGCTAGTGATAAAGGCGGTGTTAAAAGTGTAAATGAAGGTCTTGCAGTTCTTATGAGAGCTAATGACTTAAATCTTCCTTTTAGTACTTGTATAGAACATATCCACGTTATTAATGGTAAAACAGGTGTAGATGTTCATATCATCAAATCGTTGTTATCGAGGGCAGGAGTAACATGGGAAATGACTAAAGATTATGCTCCTCAGTATCAATATACTGACGGTAATACGATTTATCTTGAAACACAACTTCCCGAATATGTTGTGAGATGTAGAACTCCTAAAGAAGCTGAAGAAAAAACTACTGATGATAAAGTAGGTGTTTATCCTCTTAGATATTATGCAGATTTGAAGGGTAATATGTTTAATGAACTTGAACTTAATGCTCAATGTGTTAAATGTATAAATCGTTTTCAAGCTATAAGTGTTGCTAAAGAAGGTAAATATCCTGTTATCAGAGTTCCAGCTCAACCTATTGATTTTGTAACTGAATATACTTTTAAAAGATATAAAGTTATAAATGGAAAAGAAAGAGAAATAACAGCTAAAGGTCATTTCAGTTTTACTGAAGCTCAAACTGCTGAATTATTTATTAAAGATACTTATAAAAAGTATGCTAGAATAATGATTGCTAATAGAGCTTTTGTATTTGGAGCTAGAGATATAGCAGATGATTTGATTATGGGTGTTATGGAAACTAGTGAACTAGACGTAGTAGTTGGTAATTCTAATCCTAGTACCGATTACTATGAAGATTATACAGAAATAAAGGATTAAACAACTCCTGTTGGAGATAATAATAATTAATTAATTACTAACAATTTAAATTTTACAATTATGACTAATTCAAATTTGAAGTTCGGTTTTGGTTTTTCAGCAGTTAATGATTCAGTTAAGGCTAGTGCAGTAGAGGTTAAACCTCAAATGATAGTACGTTCCACTGATGGTGCATTTACACTTACAGCTCCAGCTGCTAAAGCTCTTGGTATTGCTCCTGGTGATTATGTAATGTTTATGAACAACATTGACCAGATTGAAGCAGCTATTGCAGCTAAGAATCCTGATATTGTTAAGTTTGCAGAAGATAATGGTCTTTCACTTGATACTAAAGCTGATGTTGATTCTATTGTTTCTTCACTTACTCAGTGGGTTATCGCTAAGGGTATTGCTAAGAAGAAGGCTAATGGTACTCCTATGATGTGTTCTGTTCGTATGACTAAAGCTGATAAGGCTGCTTGGTTGAAGGAGAATATGGCTGCATTTGTAGCTGAGAATCGTGACGAGCTTATTACTAAGTATGAGCTTTCTGCTGAAGCTACTGATGAAGAAATTGCTTCTAATGTATCAGTTGATGATGTTGCTTCTCCAATGGTAGAAGACTATAAGGGTTGCAAGGTTGCTACTACTTCTTCTGCTACAGGTGTTGGTGTTCAGGTTAACTTTACTTATGCTGCTCTTTGGAATCAGCTTAAAGCAGACCTTGAAGATAAGAAGTCTAAGAACCGTATCTTCGATGTCGACCTTGATACTACTATTAATACTGTAGTAAACAATGGTTTTGAGGATGTTGATGTAGTTGCATATCCTATCAACTTTGCTGAAGATGTAGACCCTATGCGTCGTGGCGAAAATAAAGATTAATTTCTTGTTTATTCTTTAAATTAGAAATTAAATAGTAAATTTGAGGGAGAATTACTAACAATAGTAGTTCTCCCTTTTTATATTAATATTAATAGTAATAAACTTTAAAAACTTAATTAAGTTATGGTAAGTACAGAAAATGCAGCTAATGTGAAGGCTACTAAAAGAGTTAGAAGAGGTGTAAGTAATGCAACTAAAGCTGTTTCTCATCTTAAATTTCATGAGAAAGATGCAGCAGCTAATTATTTGTTTGTAGGTCAACTTTCTGATGTAAGAGTTGAATCATCTGTTAATGCAGATGGTAAGACATTTACAGGTCTTGAAGTTCCTCGTCTTACATTTGAGTTTACTTCTTGTCACGCTAAAGCTGATGAGAAGAGATATGTTTATCAGACATTGTTCCCAGTTGAAAGTAATGTTGATACTATCCCTGAAGGTAAAGATGAATGGAGAGTTAATGCTGTTCTTGCATGGATAAAGCATATTCTTGATGTATTCTATCTTAAAGGACGTGAACTTACTCCAGATGAAGAAGACTCTCTTTCTCTTGACTTTATAGACTATGAAGAGAACAATGGTATTATTGAATATGTATCAGTAGAACCTGAAGCAGTTCTTGCTGCATATAAGAAATTGTTTGAAACTGTTGCTGCTATGATGAATGGTAGCTATGCTGATAAAGATAAAGAAGCAACAGGTAAAGCTTGTTATAAAGATGCCAACGGTAAGCATCTTCCTGTATGGATGAAACTTCTTCGTTATGTAAAGAACAAGAAAGGTGATTGGACTGCTGTTTCTCGTGGAGAACTTTCTTTCCCATTATTTGTAGGTGAAGGTTGTCTTGAACTTATGAAGTCTAAAGAGTTCCCTAAAGTAATTCGTATTGATGTTACTAAGGAATCTATAACTCCAAAGGAAGTTAAGAAAACTCCTACTATTGGAACTCAAGCAATGCCTGGTATGCCTGGTGCTATGCCTATGGGAGGTGTAGTTGGTGGTTCTGATGTTAATATCACAACAATGACCAACGAAGCATATTCAGAAGCAGATAGTGATATGCCTTTCTAAACTCTAAATAGTACTGCTAATGGTTGAGGTGATAGATTAATTTCTATCACCTTTTTTTTTTGTTATTACAAATCGAATATTTATATTTGTAATACAAATAACAATTAACATTACTAACAAATGTATAAAAGAACTCCTAATACGTCTAAACTAACTAAAGCTTTTATTGAATCTAAAATATCTCAAGAAGCTATAGTTAGTAAATATCTTAATATACCTATGGAAGTTGTTCAAGATTGTATTAATCATGGACATCTAATTAAATCTGTATTCCGTGATGATGATTATAACAAATCTATGGGTATTATATATAATAGAAAAGGAAGACTTAAAGTTCGAGATTTTGGTGGTTTTGGATTTTTTGATGATGTATATGGAGTTGTAGCTTACGTATTATCTAATATTTATGATAGACCTATAAGTACTGACAATAAGCAAGATTTTTATTTTGTTCTTAAACATATAGCTAATACTTTTTCTGATAATATTGAAGGTAAAGTTGTTGACGAAAATATTGATAAAGATATAATAAAAGCTTTATCTAAAGGAAGAAATAAGAAAGCTATAATAGAAATTGCTCCTAGACCTTGGAATCAACAAGATAAAGCTTATTGGAACTCTATTGGTATTAATCTTAATTTTCTTAATGCCAATTTTGTTATTCCTGTAGACCAATATTATATTAATCGTGTAACTAATCCAGACCCTAAATATTATTATAAAGAGTCTGACCCTTGTTACGCTTATATGCTTGGTCAAAATAAACAAGGTATATATCTAATTAAACTTTATTTTCCTTTTAGGGATAGAAGTAAAGAACTTAAATTTATTACTAATTGTAATGTACTTGAAGGACTACCTAATCTTGAAAGAAATGATTATGATTATATTATCATAACAAAATCTAGTAAAGATAGATTAAGTATAGGAAGTCATCTATCATCAACATTCTTCTACGGGGGAGCTGGTGATAAACTTCATATAGGTGTCATAAATCTTCCTAGTGAAAATTATAAACTTAAAACTAACGAATATGAGTGGTTGAAGAATAAACTTAATGAGAATGGTATTATTGTAAGTCTATTAGACTTTGATACTACAGGTCGATGTGGTGCTAAATATCTATATGAAACTTATAATATACCTTATATCTTTATTACTAGAGGCGAATTTGGTCTATATAATTATGGTGGTAAAGATTTTAGTGATTTGCACAAATGTTATAGTATCAAACAACTTAATCAATTTATTAATGAAACAATAACCTATGCGGAAATCAAATTTAAATCTGAAAATAGTCAAGTTTCCTATATGCAGAGATTATCAGATATTAATTTGCCGTACTAATAAACTTAGTCATAATAGAATATATATGACACATATTAATGGTGTTGAAGAAGATAAAATTATGTTTGGAGAAGAACAAATTCTTAAACGTGGTGATAAATCTTTTAAAATATCAAAGAATAATGTTTATTTTTATGGTAGTATAAACTTCAATACTGATAGTCCTGATTATAAAGAAATTGAAAACATGGATATGTTTGATTCTACAGATACTAGAGGTATTGAAGTTCCTGTAGATTATATTTATAAAACACATAGTGTTATATTAAATATAACTGAAGATAATCCTAAACCTAGGGTTAAAACTATTGATACTTTTAATTTCGCTAGAATTTGTCAATATAAACATGGTTGTTTAGGTAAACCAACTAAAGTAGTAGTTTTCAGATATGATAGATGAAAGGTATATAACAGAACTTACAAAAGTTGAAGCTAAATGTATTCAAGATGAACTTAAAAAATGTACTCCTAACAAATTAATTCAAGATTTATTTAAACTTATAGATTGTTCTAGAAGAAGTCCTCTTGATAATAGAAGACTTATTCAAACTATAGACTATCCTTATAGACTTTATAATGCTTATATTCTATTTATTTTAAGTAATTATAAAGTTCTTAAAGAAGATGTTGTTAGAGAAAATTGGGAACATATTCATAATAATAATCTTGAATATGAGAAACATTTTCCTAATGTTGTTTATAAAAAAGATAAACCTAAAGTTAAAAGAAAATATGAAGTTAAAGGAAAATCTGAAGTTAAAGCTAAACTTGAAGACGAGCGTAGACGTAATGTTAACGCTAGGATAAGTGGACTATTTAAATTTAATGAAATGAAATGAAACTTTATAAACGTAATGCTCAAGGTAAAATTTTAGAATGGGAAATATATAAAGAAGATGGTAAAATTGTTTGTAATTATGGTCTTTTTGGTAAAATTCCTCATACTGAAATATTAAATCCTAAAAGAGTTAAAGCAAATGAAATAGAATCTAGAATTAAAGCTAAACGTAAGGAAGGATATAAAGAAGCTATTGAACTTAAAGATAATGCTCCAATGGAGATTGCTAAAAGTTCTTTAGCTTCTTTTCTTGATATGTATTTACCTAAAAATAATACTACTCAAGATGGTTTTGTTCTTCCTATGTTAGCTAAAGTTCTTAAAGATAACAAACCTTTTACTAAATCTGATTATATAGGTCAATATAAAATCAATGGTCTTAGATGTATAATTGGTGCTATAAAAACTAACGATATGTTTAAACCTGTTAGACTTACATATCATTCTAGAGAAGGTGTTGAATGGAAACAATTATCTTGGATGGATGATGTTATTCTTCCTTATATAGGTACTCAACTACTTAATATGATGATTGAAGAAGGTGCATGTCTTGATGGAGAAATATATCTACCTGGTTATCAAGTTAACGATATTAATAGTTTTGTTAAGAATCCATCTCTTCCACAACATTATAAACTTCAATATTGGTGTTATGATATATGTTGCGAAAATATGAATAATGCTATTAGAGACAAAATTAGATTTAGTCAAATTAATAGACTATCTTATGAATTTGATACTATTAATAGTCATCTTAATAACAAATCTCAATTAGTTGTTGTTCCTAATGTTATTGTAAATTCTATAGATTCTGCTACATCTTATAGAGATAAATTTATTAATCTTGGTTTTGAAGGTCTTATTATTAGAAATACTTCTGCTGAATATCAATTTGGAAAACGCAATTCTGCTATGTTTAAATATAAACGTATAGATGATGGTAAGTTTCCTATAATAGATATTATTCCTGAAGGTATTCGTAAAGACCTTTGTAAACTAGTTCTTAAAAATGATATAAATGAAGAAAGTTTTGAATGTACTCTTAATGCTCCGCACGAGTATCAAGAAAAGATTCTTAAAGAAAAAGATAATTATATTGGAGTATATTATGCTATAGTTGAATTTCGTGAAAGAAGTGGAGTTAAACAAGTTCCATTTCACGCTAAAGCTATAGCTATTAAACATAAATAAATTAATATGAATTTAGCAGCTTATGATAAAATAGATAATAATGTTAATCAATCTAATTATTGGATTGATATTAAAAGAAGAAAACTTGTAACCAAAGGTCTTTCAAAAAGAAAATATTATTGTATAAGTAAAAGATATGATGATAAACTTAACATTTATAGATATTTTCTTATAATTCTTGACGATAAACCTACTGATAGAAAAGTAAGAATAGTTGATGTTGATTCTTATGGAAGACAAAGATTTGCACTTGGTGATATATGGAATCAAACTGTTCTACAATATGCTACATCTGATATTTGTGTTCATCTTAATACTGAAGTAAACGCTGATGATGGAAACATATATGAGATTGAATTTAACTAGCACCCCCGTAGAAGAATGTTGATTGATTGATGATGGCATGCTTTCTAGCCTTTCTGCCTGCATCAAATTGCTCTCCTGATAGATTATTCATCTGTCAAGTTATCTCTCGTTAGAATTAAAATTCTGAATATTTAATTTAAAAATAAAATAAATCATATATTTGAAGATATGAAAAAAGCAAATAGTAAAGTAGGTGCTGAACCTAGAATTAAAAGAAAATTTAATAGAAGCGAAGGATTTCATGTTGGAGTTCATCGTGATGAATGGGGATTATTTGATTCTAGAACTAATCCTTATTGTTTTGTTAATGGTTATTTCTTTACTTATGGAAAATGGTTTATTCGTAATCATACTACTTTAGAAGATATTAAAAACTCTTGGGAGGATTATTCTTATAAAGGTAATATTTATAATGCTTGTTTTGGTATAATAGATAGAAAACGTAAAATAGCAGTTATTAAAAATAATACTCAATATTGTTATTGTTTACAATCTGCTATTCCTGATAATTATACAATTATATATGTTAACGAAATAAGATATTTTGATATAACAAAAAATCTTCATAAACTTTATACTGAACATTGCAAATATCTTATAGATAAATTCGTTAACAATTGTAGTGATTATTATCATGTTATAAATAATAATAGAGCTAAAGTTATATTTAAATCTAAATATCTTCAAGACCAAATAGATAATATCAAACGTAGACTTAACAAAATATCATCTGAACATAATATATCTAGAACAAAAGATTTATTTGCAGGTAAAGAGTGTTTTATAAATGTAAGTAAATCTTGGACTACTAAATATATTAAAGTAAAATATCCTACAATTAATCAAATAATTAATGATACTATTTTTACTGATGAACAAAAAGCTTATATTGAAAAATGTAAATTTTATAGTGAATATCGTAAATATGGTATTGTTTGGAAAGATATTGTTACTAAGACTAAAGAAGAAATTGAAGATAAAGTAGCAGAAGAAGAAAAAGCATTTATAGTACGTTGGAATAAAGCTGTAAAAATAGGTGAAGAGAATAAACGAAAAGCTATTGAAGAATCTAATTGTGAACAAACTTTAGAAAACTTTAGAAAAGGTATTGTTTTAGGTACTTATATTACTTTTAAGTCCCCCCGTAGAGGAGATAAATTTAAAATATATTGGTTTGATGAAATTATTAGAACTAGAGTTTTTAAAAATATTCAACTTAAACTGAATACTAAATATAATATTGTTATTACAAGTAATAATGCTTCTGTTAACTTATCACAAGCTATTACTCTATTTAATGTTTTATATGATAAATATTTTAGTCATTACGATTATACTAATACTGATGATTACTTTATTGATTTTACAAAAAGAAATATAAAAATAAACTATTATAATCTAAGACATATTTGTTTTACTGAAAAGAAAACTGATGATGGCGAAAGATTAGGTTATATGGAATGGAGAATACAAATAGGATGTCATACTCTTTGGCTTGATGATATTAAAGAATTTTGTAGATATTATCATCTTGAAGATAGAGTACATTTTGATTGTAGTGCTAGAAATATTAATCAATTAACTAATAAATAAATAATTATGGCTAGAAATAGAAGAGGTAAAACTTATGTAGTTCCTGTTAAAATGAGGACATTAAATAATTGTGTCGATGATAGTCTTATAGATGAAAATGTAGTATCTTTTAGAGATATTCAAGATAAACTTGTTAAAATATATGCTAAGAAAAACCATGATTATGGTGATAGTTTTAACGAAGGTTGTAATGAACTTGGTGTAGGTTATGCTTTTAGTAGAATATTTGATAAAACTAAAAGATTTCAAACTCTTGCTAAAGGTATCATGAATAACAATCTTAGTATAGAAGTACAAGATGAAACTATAGAAGATACTATTATGGATTTAGCTAACTATTGTATGATGTATCTTGCATGGAGAGATAAACATATTTCTATAGGAGAAGTAGAAGCTAAACAAGATGATATGCAAGTTTCTTCTACGGGGGAGTTAGAATCTAATACAGATACTAATAATACTCAAGAAACTGTTAAAGAATATCATAAAATAGGTTCAGAACTTCATAAAATAGGTGCAGAACTTCATAAGGCAATAAGTAAACTTATGTTGGAACAAACAGATTGTGATTGTACTAATGAAGTTATAAATATTTATGGTATTGATTTATATAAAGATAATAATAATTATGTTTATATTAAGACTATAACCGATGAATATGTAAATGTAACATTTGAAGACCATCTTGTTAAAGTTACACCTAATGATTAAATTGATATGACAAATAAAGAACTTATAGTTAAACTACAAGAAACAGTAAACGAATATGGTAAACTTCCTGTATATGTTTCTGATGATTGTTCAGGAGATAATGTCTCCGATATTTTATGTGATGGTAAAACAGTAGTAATATATGATTTTTAAACTGATAAAGATTATGACAAATATTGAATTAATTAAAATATTAGAGAAGTCTGTAAACAAGTTTGGAGAGTTACCTGTTGATATTAATATTATTAATTATGTTGACAGTAGTAAACCCTATAATCTTGAAGATGTTTTATATGATGATAATTCTGTAACACTTTATAATTATTAAACTTATGGCAAAATATCGAGTAATGAGAACATATCATCATAGCGAATATGCTTATGTCGAAGCTAATTCAGAAGAAGAAGCTAAAAAGAAAGCTATAGAAGATAATTGTTGGGAAGAAAATCCTAATGAAGTACTTCTTGGTTATGAATATATTGCTATTAAAGATGATAAATAATAATATAATATTTAAATAGATTATGAAACTAATTAATCAAAATGTAGAAGAATGGCATTGTGGTTATACTTTGCCTGAAATTTGGTCACATATTGCAAAATGTGCTAGAGTTTGTTATCAGAGTGAACCACGTAATAATGGAGAGACTGATGAAGAGTTTGTTAAGAGAGTGATTCTTCGTAATCATTCTCTTGAAGAAATAGGTAAAAGTAGAAATTTGCAGTTAAATCTACATCTGAGTGTACTAGAGCAAGGAACTGTTTATCTTGATATTCCTTATTTAGCTAATAAAGAAAGACTTTGTGTGTTCTTTTCTAATACATATAGTAGATTTAAATGTTATAAAATAGAAGATAGTTCTGATACTTATAATATTGCTATAACAACTAATATGAGATTTATTATTGAAAATGGATGTACTGATTTATTAAATTATCTTTGTACTCCTACAAAATATCATTATCTCAGAACTACATTTAATATTACTACAGATATTGGTGTAGCAAGAGAACTTGCAAGACATAGAACTCATAGTATTAGTGAAGAATCTACAAGGTATTGCAATTATAGTAAAGATAAATTTAATAATGAACTTACTTTTATTAAGCATTGTTGGTTAAATGATGAAAAACTAAAACTATATGGAGATTATCATACTATTATAAGAGATAAATCTCCTGAAAGTATATTCATTGCTAACTTAAACAATGTAGAGAGAGATTACTTAGATTTAATTAAACTTGGTTGGACACCTCAACAAGCTCGTCAAATACTTCCTCTAAGTACTAAAGTTCAAACTATTCATACAGCATTTGAATCTGATTGGGCTGAATTTATTTCTCTTAGAGCTGATGCTTGTAGTGGAAGTGTTCATCCTAATATGAAAGTGATAGCTAATAAGATTATGTGTTTAATGGCTAAACAAAATGCTACATTATGATATTATTGTTCCTAATAAGTTAACTATGGAAAGTGTTATTAAATCATTAAATGATTTTGTATTAAATGACGATATTAATACACATAAATATAATGATATGGAACGCTTTGAGCTTGAACATCATGCAGTTAATAGGCATGATAGAAGAGTTATTAAAAGTAAGTATAGGAAACTTAATAAGAGAAGAAATAGTAGGAAATTATGAAAAAAAATAGTTATGAGAAAATTCTATATTGGTAATGTTACTCCTGAAGCAAATACTATATTTGTATTTGGTAGTAATCCTGAAGGAAGACATGGTGCAGGAGCGGCTAAAGTGGCAAGAAACCAATTTGGTGCTATTTATGGTCAGGGTGAAGGTCTACAAGGTAATGCCTATGCTTTACCTACTAAAGACCTCCGAGTGAAAGAAAATAGAGGTCTAAGAAGCATTTCAAAAGAAGACATTATAAAGTCTATTAAAAAGCTTTATGAAACGGCTAGACAATATTCTGATAAACAGTTTAAAATAGCTTATAGAAATACTTATTCTGCTTCTCTTAATGGATATACTGGATTAGAGATGATAGACATGTTTCTAGAAGCTGGTACAATTCCAGATAATATCATATTTAGCAAAGAATGGATAGATACTGGTAAGTTATAATAGAAAATAGTTATGGCTAAAGTAATTAATAATAAAACTAATAAAACATGTTAGGAAGTCACAATAGTTTATCCTACTTACCTTGTAAAAGGTGGTGGATGTATTTAATTAATTGGGCATCTAAATGTCAAAGTAAAACTCTTAGTGAGCAATTTCATGATGGAGTTAGATACTTTGATATTAGACTTAAATGGGATGATAAAGAAGGTTGGGTAATTGCTCATGGTATTATAGAGTATAAAGGAAATATTAGGAGAGTACTTGAAACTCTTGATTCTTTAGCTGACTTCTATGATGAAAAACTATATGTTAGATTTCTTCTTGAATATAACAAAAGACCTGATGATGAAGCAACTAAAATAATTAAACTTAGGAATTTTGTCAGATATGCAAGAGGAGAATATTCTAATATTATGTATCATCTTGTAGAAACAAAATGGGATGAAAAAGTTATAGATAGTTATTCTAATAATATTAGTCTAATTCATTATTCAAGTGTTCTTGGACGGAAAAGATTCTTTTGGATTCCATATTGGTATGCTAAATTTCATAATAAAGAAAATAAGAAAACCTTTAAGAATAGTCTTGAAGATAAAGTTAATAGAGTTTTAATGTTAGATTTTGTGTAATATGGCTTGGATTATAATGCTTAATTATGAAACATGTACAATAGATTGTCTTGAAACAGATGTTCTCTATGAGGATAATACAGAAATAGAAGAATGTCTTATAGCTAATCATATTGACCCTGATACAGTGGCTTATATGTCTACTGAAAATAAACCTTTAGTATATAATGTTAATTTACAAGAAACAGAGGAGGTATTTGAATGAGTAATGATTTTAAATGTTTTATTGGACTTCATAAAGATGAAATCCATAAAGAACTTGAAGTTAAGAACAAAAACAATAATGTTGTTGGTCTAAATGTTGTAAGTAAATGTGCTAATTGTGGACGTATTAAATCTGTATTTATTCCTACAGATATAGATTATGTTCAGAATAGTAGTACTCGTGTTAATCAAAAATAAATTATAATTATGAATATATTTGAAATACAAGAAGATTTACAAGCTTTAATTGATACTCTTGAAGCTAATGGTGGTGAAGTAGATGATGAACTTCTTAATCAATTTACTGCTACAAATAATGATTTTAAAGACAAATGTCTTTCTTATGCTGAAGTTATTCAAACTCTTAATCATGATTTAGTTATTATTAAAGAAGAGAAAGATAGACTTGATAGAATTAAGAAACAAAAAGAGAAATCTATTAAATTTCTTAATGATACTCTTGTTACAGCTATAGAAAGATTTGGTACTCCTGATAAAAAAGGTAAACGTATTATAGATTATGGAACTAAGAAACTTTCTGTAAAAGAAACTAAAAGTGTAGAAGTTAATCAAGAAGTTATTGATTCTATAATGGATAACTTTAAGAAAGATATTCAATATCTATGTTTTAATAATACTCTAAATACAGGAGATTCTATAGATAAAGAAGCATTTAAAGATGAAATAAATAATGTAGTCTTTGAAGAATCTGATGAATCAAAAAGTATTGAAGATTGTGATTTAGATAACATTCTTGTTTCTACTAATGTTACAATGCCTTTAAGTAAACTCATTAATACTGAAGGTTATAGTTTTTTAGTCAAAGCTGTCACTTCTTCTAATATTTATGATTTTAAAGGTTCTGTTCTTAAATCAGATATTAAGACTTTATGTGAGAATGATGTTGCTAATAATCTTGGCAAAATAGTTATAAACAAAAAAGTAAATATTAAATAATATGATAAGTAATAAGTATATATTTGAAGTTAAAATAAAAGCTGCTGATGGTAATCTTTATTCATTTTTTACTGTTAGTGTAAATATTTTAGATGTGCATTATAACTTTGATGATAAAGTTTATAATGGTCAACCTTTTGAAATAGTAGAAGTTGAACGTAAAGATAAGATAGTTGAAGGATATACATCTAATTTGGAGTTAAATCCTGATTATAAGCCAGTAAAGGATAATTCTGAAGAAGACGAGATAGTCTTATAAGCTTGTTCTTAGAGTTTAATAATGTGTATAACTATAAATCCTCCACAAGTCAAATAATAACGGCTTGTAGAGGATTTTCAAAAAATAAAATAACTGATATGAGTAAATATAATGTTAATGGTTTACCTTGGAGAAATGGTCTAGGTAAAGATGTAACTATGTGTGAAACTTCTGCTGAAGTTAATAAAACTGCTGGTCTAGATTGGACTGTTGATAAATGTCCTCTAGTAGCTAAAATGCCTTTTGGTATAGGTCGTAATAATGAAATAGACGAAGATTCTTTTGCTCACAATGGCAAAATATATCGTGATTGTCCTAAAGCTTTTGCTACTTATAGAACAGATATTAATGAACCTCTAGGTATAGTTAAATCTCAATATGAAATAGTTCAAAATGCTGATGCTTTTAATTTCTTTGATGAAGCTATAGGTGAAGGTGGAGCTACTTGGGATAGAGCAGGTTATTTTGGTTATGGTAATAAAGTATTTGTAACAGCTAAATTAAATATTGATAGTGATGTTGAAGGTGACAAAATCAACAATTATTTGGTGTTTAGTAACAGTCATGATGGCAGTGGTTCTGTTAATATTCTTCTATCTCCTATTCGCGTTATATGCACTAATATGCTCAATGGTGCTTTAATGAAGAATGATTGTTATATTAGACTTAGACATACTAAGACTGTTAAAGAAAGACTTGAAATAGGAACACAAGTTCTTAAAGTTGCTTGTGAAAGAGCTAGAAGTGCTCAAGAACTATATAGAGAAATGTCTAAGATTAAACTTGATGATGGTGCTGTTATAAAGTATCTAGCAAATATTAATCTTAATGACGAAGAACAAGAAAAGTTAATGTCTTATGATTCTAAACATGGTTATGATAGATTAGTTAACAAAGAATATAGATGTCTTGAATCTACAGGAATAAGTACTCGTAAAGCTAATATTATATCTGGAATGTACGAATATTATAATGATGGTATTGGTCAAAAAGATATATATGGAAATGGTTGGGGAGCTTATAATGCAGTTACAGGTTTTTATTCTAATGTTGCTAATCTTGAAGGTGAAAAGCGTATGGAATCTCTTATATGGGGTTCTGCTAATAATAATATGCTTAAAGCAGCAAATGAAGTAATGAAATTAGCTATATGATGACTATAATTAAAACTAAATATAGTATTGGTGACGAAGTTTATGTTATAGATTTCTCTAGAGGAGTAGTTGCTAAAGGCTATGTTTCTAGAAAACTAATACAAGTTATATCTGATGAAGAAACTTATGTTTTTCTAGATATAGAAGATGTTAATTCTAGACCTATTGTTCAACAAGTTAATGAGAACTTTGTTTTTAAAACTAAACAGGAACTTAAAGAATGGGTTGAGCAAATAGTTAAATAGCTAACTATCTATACTAGTAATACTAACACCCCCGTAGAAGAGATATTGATG